TACTGCACCGCCGAGCAGTACCGCAACATCATCGAGAAGCGCGACGAGTCGGACGACGTGGAAGTGACGCTCGACCTCAAGGCCGTCAGCCGCTGGCTCGACCGCAAGCTGATGCGCTTCTTCAACAAGGACGACCAGCCGGTGGCGCGCCAGTACTGGCCGCTCGGTGGTCCGAAGTGGCCGCTGCCGCTCGGGTGGGCCGAGAGCGAGAACCCGTGGACGATGGGCGGCTACACGCGCATGCTGCTGACCGACGACATGGCCGAGGCACCGACCAAGGTGCTCATCGACAACGGCGGCAGCGGCACGTTCACCGAGCCGGCCGACCTGATGCCGCCCGAGTGCTACGAACTGTGGCCGCAGAACGCCAACCTGGGGCCAGAGCCGAAGCCGTGGACCAGCATCTACGTGCCGTACTGGTACCAGGCTCCCTGGGGCGGCTTCCCTTCGGGCAAGCGCATTCAGGTGGTGTGCCGGTGGGGTTGGCCTGCGGTGCCACCCGCCATCGTCATCGCCACGGCCGAACTGTGCGGCATCTGGCGGCTGGAGTCGCCGCGTTCCACCTCGCGCGTCAACGAACTCGAACAGGTCACGGCGACCTCGAACATCGCCAACAAACTGGTGGACGAACTCATCAAGCAGTACGTCCGCAGAGAGAGCCTGATTTGAGGATCTCGGTGGCGCTGGTGGCGAGCATGCCGATCTTCGGAGGGACCGAGAAGGAAACGCTCGATCTCCTGGCCGCGACGGAGCATAGCTGCACGCCACCCGACCAGTGCGTCAAGAACGCGGCTGGTGCGGTGGTGCAGATGTGCTCGGCGCACCGTGCGCTGCTCGACCAGAAGTTCCTCGACGGCGTGCTCAAGTGGCGCAGGCGGCGCGAGTACCTGTGGGAGGGGGAGAACCACGGCTGATGCCGGTCTACACCCTGTCGGGCTTCGACATCCCGGGCACCGTGGTGCTGGCTGACTTCCCCGAGGTGCTGCGCCAGATCAACGCGCGCGCGGCACTGATCGTCCAGCGCGAGGCGCGCGACAACGCCTTCGCTTTCCGTGACACAGGTGCGCTGGCGAGATCCATCCAGGCCCAGGTGGACGACCTGACGGTGACCATTTCAGTGCCCGCCAACCAGCCCACGGCTGCGTACGCCAACGTCATGGAGTTAGGCCGAACGGCCGGTAGACATCCACCCCGGGTGGCTCCACCTGAGCGCAATGTTCTGGCGGGCTGGATGCGGCGGCACGGTATCCCTGAGTCGGCCGCGTACGTCATCGCGCGGGCCATCGGACAGCGCGGCATCCGAGGGCGGCTGTACATGGAGCGCGCCTACCGATCCCTGGAGCAGCAGATGCCAGCCATCATCAATACGGTGATGGGCCGGATGGGGCTGACGTGACCCTGCAGGCCGCGATCACCGCGCTGTGCGACTTGCAGAAGTCGCTGCAGATCGTGGACCCGTTCACCTCGAAGATCCGCGAGGCGTACCCGCTGCCGCCCAACCGCAAGCAGACGACACTGCCCGACGCGCCGTGCTGGATCAACGTGTGGGGCCTGCAGGAGGTCATGAACTGGCCTCCGAACCGGATCGAGCGCTACTCGATCACGTGCCAGCTTCTGGTCAACGACGCCGACACCTTCGTCGCGGCGCAGATGGCAACTTCGTTCGCGACCGAGTTCATCAAGGCGTGGGACGAGACGGACTACGACCTGGGCGGCACGGTTATCGGCTCCGAGCTTCGCGGGCGCGACCCATCGGTGGTCAATCTTGAGTGGGGCGGACTGAGCTTCGCGGGCATCCAGTTCACCGTGGTCATCGACGTGCCGGTCGGCCTCAGCGACGACGGCTCGGGCGACAACTACGTCGATGACGTGATCCAGACGCTCATCAACTGGACGGCTGGCCGACTCCCGGGCTGGCAGCAGGATCTGAACAACTGGCACCCGACCAACGACTCGCCGGGCATCCTGTGGTTCTACCTGCAGATGGGCGGGCCGCTGGACAACGAGTTCCTCGACTTCGACCACGGACTGGAGGGCGCAACGGTCGCGGCGCGCATCGTCACCCCGTCGCGCCAGGCAAGCGTGCTGGCTATCCGCAAGTTGACGCGCATGCTCGGCCACGACCGCCAGGACCACATGCTGATGCCAGACGGCACGTGGCTCTGCTACGACACGATCCGCTCCCAGGTCGATGCGACGGGCATGACGGAGGGCCAGGTGCAGATGAACGTCAAGTGGATTCTGGACGAGACGCTGGCCGACGACGTGTGGTGGGATCCGGGCCAAGGCCCTGCCGATCAACCTGGCGGCACCACCGATGGTAGTGGCGACGGCAATGCCTTCGGACCCTTCCCGAGTGGTGGTGGCCCATCGCTGCTGTGGCAAGAAGACCCGAGTGTCGGCAACGGATCGGGGCCGACGATCAAAGAGGAGACGCCATGAGCGAGACGCCGCCAGAAGAAGCCAAAGCGCCGACACCCGAACCCATCGCAACACAGACCCCGCCGCCACCCCCGCCACCGCCTGGTCCCGCGCAGCAGGCCGCGACCGGGGGTGACGCGACCTACACCGCCGCCGAGCTTCAGGCCGCAGCAGCCTCTCTCGGGGCCTACCCGTGGGACGTTCCGAGTGTGTTCGCCCTGCGAGGTGGTGTCACCGAGATGTCCGAGGCCGACTTCAAGACCGCGCTTGAAGAATTGCGTACGCCACCCGCTGAACCAGCAGCCGATGAGAACGAGGGAGGTTTCTGATGGTTGACCGACTCATCACGTCCTATCCGCCGCCGACCGCACCAGGCATCTACGGCATCATCTCGGCGGCGGGGCCGACCGCAGGACCGAGCGGCCTGGGCGTTGTTGCTATCGTCGGCAAAGCCAGCTTCGGGCCGATCAACACGGCCGTGCAGTGCGGCTCACCGTCTGCAGTCGCCACGGTCTTCGGGGACGCCTCGGCGGTGGATCGCTCCAACCAGACCTCGACCCTGGCGAACCTGGCGCGCGAGGCGGCGATTGGCGGGGCCATCGGCTTCGTCGCGGTGCGCGTGGGCGGCACCGGCTCGGCTACAGCCAAGGTCACCGCTGGCGTCATGGACAACGCCTCAACCGTTGTCGGCAACCTGACGGCGGCTTCACCAGGCGCGTTTGGCAACAACCTGTACTGCAAGATCCAGCCCGTGGCAGGGGTGGCAACGCAGAAGGAACTGGTGGTGCTCAAGGGGCCGAGCATGACCATCGTGCAGGACACCCGCTTCGTCATCGGCAACACGCCTGCCAACGAGCCTGACGCGCTCGCGGCGGCAACCGTCAACGCGCCCTACGTCGTGTTCACCAAGAGTGCCCAGGGCAGCGGGCAACTCGGCAACCTGGCGCAGATCCAGATGGCGGGTGGGGCTGATCCAGCCGCCTCGTCAGGCGACTACAACGCGGCATTCGCGCCACTCTCGACGTACGCCTGGGCCACGATGGTTACCGACAGCGAGAACGCCGCCATCGTCTTCCCGGCGATCCAGGCGTTCGTGGACACCGAGACGCAGTGGGGCCGCTTCAGGACCGCGTGTGTCGGGGAGCCGACGAGCGTGTCGGTGACCACGCGCTACGCGGATGCCAGCGCGATCAACTCGTGCCTGGTGCGCTACCAGGGCACGGGCTTCACCTACCCCAACGGTGATGGGACGTACCGTGCCGACGAGGGCTACCTGGCGGCAGCGGCCGACGCGGGCATCATGTCTACGCTCACGCCAGGCACCTCGATGACCTGGCGGGCGATTCCTGGGGCCACGGCCATCGTCACGGGCACGCCCGCGTACGACGAGCCGACCGCGATTCTCTCGGGCATGGGCTACTACAAGTTCAGCAACACCCTGGGGGTGCGCACGGGCGCGGGCATCTCGACGCTGGTCAACCCGGCCGTCACGCCGATTTGGGCTACGGCGCTCAACACGGGCTGGCGCTATCTGGAGCACGTCGCGACGGCGTTCGGCCTGCTCGGGGACATCGGTGACACCTGGGAGGGCATGGTCGCCAACCCCGACCCGGCGCTGCGGCCTCCCAACACGCCTGCCGGTCGCGCCGCACTGATCGCCGCAGCCAACCGCTCGGCCAAGCAGTACACGGACAACTCGTGGATTCAGTCGGGCGACGTGATCGTGGATCCGGCGCACCCGTCCACGTCCAACACGGCCTACTTCACCTTCGAGAACCTCGTGGTCGCGCTGCGCGCCGAGAGGCTCGTCCTGGCGCTGCCGTTCGGCACGCCATAGCGATAACCGGTTATCAGCCATGACAGACCTGACCGTCGCCAACGACGTGAATCTGAACTCGGTCACCATCGACCCGACCATTGGCTACCACCAGACGTGGTGGCAGTGGCCGTACTACACGCCGCCCGCCAACATCCACGTCTACTACCCGTACCCGTTCACGCTTGCGCCCACCCAACGCTGCGCCTGGTGCCAGGGCCAGCACGTGGGCGCGTGTCCGCGCCTGAAGTCGGTCAGCTACCGCAAGGACGGCACCGTCGAGCGCGTTGAGTTCTTCGAGGAGGACTAGACATGCCAGTAACGTCCACCCAACTCACGGCCGGCTTCCGTGGCAACTTCTACCGCAACGGGCAGAAGTGGGCGGGTGCCTCGGGGTGGGATCTCACCCGCAACACCACCCTGACTGAAGACGGCGTGCTCGACCAGAAGGTGACCATCCCCGTCGAGCAGTCCCTGACGTACACGCTCAAGGTCAGCGAACTGATCTTGGACTCGAACTTCTCCAACGAGGTGCTGCAAGCCGACGCGCGCTCGGACCAGTTGCGCTTCCTGTTCATCGGGGAGTCGCGGCGCAACGACGGCCAGCAGGAGCGCATCCGCATGGACGGCGCGTGCATCTCGGCCGACCTGTTGCTGTCGGGTGTGACCCGTGGGTCCAGCCGCAAGCGTGACATCACCTTCCGCCTGGATACGGTGCCTGCCTTCGACAGCATGATCTCTAGCTAGGGGTGTAGCTGATGCCGCCACGTGGACAACGCGACTTATCGCTCGTCGGAGAAGACGAACTAGAGATAGTCGAAGACGCAGAAGGCGTCGAGGAGCAACTCCTCGCGGCTTTCGCCACCACACGCGCCAAGGAAAAGGCCCAGGTCGCCGCTGTCGAGATCCAGCGCTACCAGGGCATTCCGCAGCGGGACGCTGGCGGCAAACTCGTCCGCGACGAAGAAGGCAAGACGACCGTGGGGTCGCTGATCCTGTACTTCAGGCGGCTCCAGCCCGGCACGCTGCTCAACCTGCGCCAGGAGTTCACCATCCGTAAGCCCATCAAGCGCGCGGGCCGCACCCAGTTCGAGGAGAGCTTTGACGACGAGGGCTTCGCGCTGCACGTCGCCTATCTCGCCATGATGCCGTGGTGTCGTGCGATGTACTTCGACAACCAGAAGCTGTGGGGCGACGAGCCGGTTGGTACGGGCGAGGAGTTCCTGCGCTATCGGCTGAACCTGGGCGAGATGGGCTACTGCCTGGAAGCCGTTCAGCAGTTGGAGGGCTTGGGCGAGGAGCAGATCGAGCAATTGGGAAAATCTTCGAGGACGGGGGCGAGCTTGCCCCGTGGGACGTTTGGGTAGAAGTCGCGACCCTGTTCAACGTGCACCCCTGGCAACTGCTGCACATGGACGAGTATCGGCGCGTCTGGTACGAGATGGCGGCTATCACCCACCGCAAGCGCGAGCATGAGATCCGCCAGGAATTCCTGAACGCCATCGGCAGGATGTTTGGCGGCGAGGACTAGATGGCCGACTACGAAGTAGGGGTCCGCCTGGTCGCCAAGGACGAGACGGGTCCGGCTGTGTCCACTGCGCAGCGCGGCATGAAGGGCGTGGACGACGCCGCGAAGTCCGCCAACAAAGAGCTTGAGGGCATGGGGCCAGCCGCCAAGAAGGGCGCGGACATGGCGACCCCGGCGCTCAACGGCCTGAAGAACAGCCTGGGCGACATCCTGAAGATGGCGGCGGGCTTCTCCATCGGTGCGTTCACTGCGCAGCTAGGCGGTTCGCTGACGGGCGCGCTGCAGGAGTCGATCACCAGCACCAAGGATCTGTACTCCCAGGTCAAGATGCTGCAGAACATCACCGGCGGGTCGGCCGAGCAGATCTCGACCACCATCGGTGCCTTCGAGCACTTCGGGCTGAGCACACAGCAGGCCGCGTCCAGCATCTCGATCTTCTCGCGCCAGATGCAGAAGGCCCCGGTCGATATGCAGGAACTGGCGACCAGCCTGGACTCGACCACGGGCAAGCCGCTCAAGGGCTTCGCGGACCAGATGCACGACCTGGGCGTCAACACCGAGGACGCCACGGGCAAGGCGCGGCCGATGCTCGACGTGCTCATGGACACCGCCGACAAGTTCAAGGCGATGGGCGGCGGCGCGGAGGCGACGGCTGCGGCGATGACGCTGTTCGGGCGCTCGGGCCGCGACATGCTGCCGGTGCTGCTCCAGGGGTCGGAGGGCATCAAGAAGATCGCGGAAGAAGGCAAAGCGATGGGCTTCGTCCTGACCGACGACGACATGACGGCGGTCAAAGCCTTCAGCGCTGCCCAAAAAGACCTGAACGAGACGATGGACGGGTTCAAGATCCAACTCGGCATCGCGCTCATGCCGCTGTTGACGATGCTGGCGAGTGTGGGCGACCAACTCGCGATCATGTTCAACACCCACATGCTGCCGGCGATCAAGACGGTCGCGGAGTGGATCAAGAACCTCGTCGGCAACGTGCAGGACGCCTGGAAGCGCTTCACCGAGTGGCTCGGTCCGCTCGGCATGGTCGTGGACGCGCTCAAGGACTTCATCTCCAACATCATCGACGCGGTACAGAACAACGAGGGCCTGTCGATCTCGATTCAGAACGGGGCCATCGCCATCGGCGGGGCGACAGTCGCGACTCTCGGCCTGGGTGTGGCGATGGACGCGCTGGCGAGTACGGCGAGTACGGCGACCAGCATCATCCAGACCTTCAACGCCATCTTGGAAACCACCTCCAAGACGGGCACGCTCATCATGATCTTCTTCGCGCTGGCGGCGGTGATGGTCACGCTGTACCAGACCGTGCCCCAGGTGACGGATGTCTTCAACGCGCTGTGGGAGGCCATTACCGGCGACCCTGGCGCGCTCGGCGTGGTCTACGACGTGATCCAGAAGACGTTCGGCACGGAGATGGCCGACAAGCTCAACCCGTTCCTGAACTGGCTCATGAAGTCCATCCCGCTCATCAAGGACTTCGGCCGCGCCGTCGTCGTCGCATTCACCGACGACGCGGGGGCGATGGGCGTCATCTACGACGTGATTCGCAAGGTCTTCGGTGACCAGGCAGCGGAAGCCATGCAGCCGTTCCTGCAGAACCTGATGCTGTTAATCCCGCGTGCCAAGGAAGCGGGCGAGTGGATCGGGTGGGCCTTCGAGCGGCTGACCAAGGGCGACATCCGCAACGTGCTGATCGACCTGGGCATCGCCTTCGGCAAGTTGTTCAACGTCGATACCTCGGGTTTCGCGGCGACGGTCGGCAAGGTCTTCGACACGCTCGGCAAGCTGTTCGAGCAGTTCCAGAAAGATCCAGGCGGCACGCTCCAGGCGGCATGGAAGGGGCTGCAGGACATCCTCGAACCGCTGGCTCCGTCGTTCAACAACCTGAAGGACGCCTTCGAGAAGATCGTCGGCGCGGTCCAGTCGCTGTGGCCGACGCCGCTCAAGGACATCCTCGACGGCCTGGGCAAGGCCGACTTCAGCGGGGTTGCTCCGACTATCGACGCGGCCAGGATCGCCTTCGAGGGCCTGTACGCGGTGTTCATGCTCATCGCGGGGATCATCAACACGATCACGGGCTTCTTCGACTGGATCATCACCAACGTCGGCAACGCGACCCAGTTCATCAAGGACCACAAGGAGGCCCAGGGTGCGCTGGTCCTCATCCTGGGCGCGCTGGCTGGCGCAGCCCTCAACGTGGCGTTCAGCCTCGCCGTCGCGGGTGCCGCGATGCTGCTGACCGCCGGCTACGGCGGCATTCTCAACGGCATCATGACCGTCATGGTGGTCGTGGTGGACGCGGTGCGCTTCGCCTGGATGCTCATGGACGCGGCGATGCTCGCCAACCCTATCGGCCTCATCATCATCGCCCTGGTCGCCCTGGGCGCGTATCTGGTGTGGGCCTACAACAACGTGGACTGGTTCCGCGATGCGGTCAACAACCTGTGGAAGGCGATGCAGGACTGGTGGGCCTGGTTCAGCACCGAGCTTATGCGCGAACTGCACGCCCTGGGCGACCTGTTCCAGCAACTCGGCACGTGGATCTCCGAGAACGGCGACACGATCAAGACGGTGATCGAGGCGCTCATGGGGCCACCCGGCCTGCTGCTCATCGCGTGGCAGCAGGACTGGGGCGGCATTCAGGAGAAGGTCCAGGGCTTCGTGGACTGGTTCAAGACGGTGCCAGGCATGATCTCCAGCGCGGCGCAAGCGGTCGGCAACGCCTTCTCCACGATTGGCACGGCCATCTCCAACGCGCTCAAGAACATCAACATCGACATCGGTCCGTTCCACTGGCGCGGCGGCACCTTCTCGTCGGACATCCCAGGCATCTCCGTCATCGGGGACGCCTTCAGCGCTGGCGGGACGAAGGTGCACGAGGCGCTGGACACGCTCGGCCAGCAGAACGCCCAGGCCAACGCCAGTAGCTACAGCCTGGTCGGTGAACTCGCGGGCGGGCCAACACCCGCCGAGGCGGGCCTCCAGATCATGCAGACGGGTGGCTGGTTGCGCGAGCCGATCATCGGTGTCGGCCCCTCGGGGACGCAGTACAGGCTGCACGCCAACGAGTACATCTCGCCGGCTGGCGCGCACGCCGAGAACGCGGCAGCGGCGCATGCGGGGCGCGGCGGCGGTGTGACGCTCAACGTCTCGCCAGGAGCGGTGCAGATCAGTGGAGCCAACGGGCCTGCCCAGGATTGGGCGACGGCCGCAGACGCGCTGTGGGACGACCTGTACGCCAAGCTGAGCCGCGCGCTCGATAACCGGGTGTCCTGATGGTTGCCCAGGTCAAACTCGTCAACTACGCCGACCCGACCGACGAGTTGATCTTCCCGATCACCCCGTCCGAGCTACCCGAGACGGCCGACGCGAGTGCCAAGAGCTTCAACGTCATCGGCAAGGGCAGCTACTCGTTCCCTGACGGCAGGGCCGAGTACAAGCTGTCGATTGCGGGCTACTTCCCAGGCAAGGGCCGCTGGACGCCGTTCCCCGAGAAGAAGCTCGAAAACCTGCCGCACATCCACGACTGGCGGCACCCCGAGGAACTCACCTTCCAGCTACGCGAGTGGCTGAACAACAAGGCCAAGCTCAAGTACGTCGCGGACAGCAAGGCGGGCCTGATGCAGGTACCGGTGTTCTTGAGCAAGTACTCCTTCACCAAGAAGGGGCCGGCTGGCGACATCGTGTACCAGTTGGATTTCGTGGAGTGGCGCTCGCTGTCGGTGTTCATTGACGACGGTGGGCCGAGCGGCGGCGGCTCCAGCGGCGGCGGCAGCGATAGCTCACAGAGCGCGGGCGACGGAGACGCGGGCGAAGAAGACGCCAACCCGACGACCTACACCGTCCAGCCCGGCGACAACCTGACGTTCATCTCCAAGCGCTTCCTGGGCGACGGCGGGCGCTGGCCCGAGATCTACGACGCCAACCGCGACACCATCGGGGACGACCCGAACATGATTTCGCCGGGCATGGAGCTTCTGATCCCAGGCGGCACGGTGGCCGAGCCGAATCTGGACGGCTACACCCCGATGGGGACTGACGCCACGGTCGGTTCAGACGTGGGAGATGGAGGCTGATGGCCCAGGTACCGCCCGACCTCGACACGCTCGAACTCACCTCCGAGGGTGGCCTCACCGACACCGGCGACCCGATCCAGATCGAGGCCAATCTCCCCGCGCAGAGCGGCGATGCCATCGTCCCGACGCCAGCGGACTGGGCGAGCATGGCGTACGCGGTGCATGCCGACTTCGGCGGCGACGTGGGCGGCGGCAAGATCCCTGTCTCGGCGCTGTCGTGGGAGGAGCAGTCGGGCGAGCTTGCCACGCGCATCACCCTCCAGTTCCCCGACTACCCGATGGACGGCGGGCAGCGACTGTCGAAGCTCATCCAGCTTGGCACGCCGCTGACAGTGCTCGCGGCGATGGGTAGCTCGCCGTTCCAAGAGGTCGCGCGCGGCATTGTGGAGGAGATCGCGCCCAACGACGGCACCGGCGGCACGTTCGAGGTGGTCGCCTACGACCCGATCAAGGCCACGCTCGACTCCAAGGTGGATCGCTTCTACGAGTGGGGCAAGACGCCCAAGGATGTGATCCAAGACATCCTGGGCAGCGGCAGCGGCACGCCAGACGACCCGGACGGTGGTTGGAACGTGCCGTTCGGCCGACTCGACCCGATGCTCGATACGCCCTTCAGCGGGCCGTACACGGTCAAGGCGCAGACCATCGCGGCGGTGCTGGCCGATTGCGTCAATCAGGCCATGACGCTGGCGGGCACCGACAACAACAACCGCCTGGTGATCCGCAGCACCCTGGGCATGATCGAGATCACCCAACCGGGTGGCAACAACCCGGTCTACTGGCTGCGCGAGGACGCCGGTCAGGATGTCTCCAGCGTCAGGGAGCACATCTCGATCACCGACATGGTGACCCGCGTCCGCGTGACGGGCAAGAGTGTCGCGGACGCCGCGCCTGGGCTGGTCGGCATCCTCGACTCATCACAGGCCAACTACGGCATCACGCGCCAGGAGATCATCACCCTGACGACGCACACGAGCATCGAGGAGGTCGAGAAGCAGGCGCGCCAGATGCTCAACCAGAAGGGTTCGCCCAAGCACGACCGTGCGATTGAGGCTCCCGACGTGCCGATGCTGCGCAAGTACGACATCGTGCGCGTGACGGCGGGCACGATGGACGACCACTTCTACGTCGAGTCGGTGACCCACGACGAGGCTTCGCGCAAGATGTCGCTGACGCTCTCGACGCTGCGCTCCGACACGACCAGTGGCGACTCGGGTGTGTGGCACGACGTGCACGAGGACGCCATTCCTGAAGACAGCACCACGGGCACCTCGGCGGGTGGCTCGACCGTGCTGGTGACGGGTGGCCGCGTAACCGACGCCCAGTTGTACGCGCTGGCGCGCAACGCGGGCTTCACCGGCCAGGACGCGATCATGGCCGTGGCGATCTCGCTGGCCGAGGACGGGACTTCTGATCCGCAGGCGCGCAACTTCAACCCAGGTCCGCCGCCGACGACCGACCTGGGCCTGTGGCAGATCAACTCGATCCACTGGGGTCAGGGCGGCATCGGCAGCGAGGGCGATCTGGTCGATCCACAAAAGAACGCCAACGCCGCGCACATCATTTGGGCCGAAGCCGCCAGTCGCGGACTCAACGGCTGGCAACCCTGGAGCACGTATCCCAACGCCTACAAGAAGTACATGGACCGCGCGACGGCCGCGTCTCAGGCTCCCGCCCAGGCCGCGCCGACGACCCAGGCGGCGGTGACCGGCGCGAAGGCCGCGCCCAACAGCGCGCTCATCAACGCCATGAACCAGTGGGTCAACGTGCCGTACGTCTATGGCGGCAACAGCAAGGCGGGTGCCGACTGCTCGTACTTCACCCAACAGGTCTACAAGAGCGTCGGCGTCAACCTGCCCAGGACGGCCCAGGCTCAGTGGGATGCCACGACCCATGTCAGCACACCGCAGTTCGGGGATCTGTGCTTCTTCCAGAACACCTACCCGGGCGCACCACCAGGCGTCTCGCACGTGGGCATCTACGTCGGCAACGGCCAGATGGCGAACGAGATCGAGCCGCATACCAAGCTGACCAACATCAACACCCAGGAGTGGAAGTCCAAGTTGGTCGGGTTCGGGAGGCCGCATAACTGATGCCTGGTGGACGTGGCGGGCTGGTCGGCACCGGTGCCTCGGGCATCGCGGATTTGCTGCTGTCGATCCAGCCCGAGCAGCACCATCCGCCCGAGTACGCCTCGATGGTGGACGACCAGGGCATCCTGAAGCTCACCCCCGACTCGATGCCCAACGTCAAGTTCCCGCCTGGGGATAGCTCGCCAGGTGGCTACTCGGTGCTGCAGTACCTGAATCTGGAGCCTGAATACAACACGGCCACGGCACTCACGGGCGTGACCATCCAGGGCACGCTGGTCGAGCACTACCACCAGATCCCTGGGACGGCGCTCAAGGACGGCGACCGCGTGGTCATCATGTGGACAGGCTTGTCTGCGGTGGTCATCGGCGTGATCGTGCCGAGGCCGCTCGACGGCAGTGGATCAGACCCTGGCGGTGGCGGCGGCGGCGGGGGTGGTGGTAGCCAGGGACCAGCGGGTCCGCCAGGTCCAGCCGGGCCTGCCGGACCACCAGGGCCAGCGGGGTCACCAGGCGCGCCAGGAGCCAACGGTCAGCCAGGTCCACAGGGGCCGCAGGGTGTGGCCGGGCAGCAGGGTGCCGCAGGGCCGAGCGGTGCGACCGGTGCGCAAGGGGCTGCTGGCAGCACGGGACCAGCGGGTCCGCAAGGTCCGACCGGGGCGGCTGGACCCCAGGGGCCTGCTGGACTAGGTGTCAACATGAAGGGCACCGTCGCGAGTCAGGCGAACCTGCCTGCCTCGGGCAATACGGTCAACGACGCCTGGGTCACCAACGACACCGGCTACATGTGGGTGTGGAACGGCTCCACATGGGTCAATTCAGGCTCAGCACGTGGTCCAGCAGGCCCCACGGGTCCGCAAGGTGCCAACGGTCCGACCGGTCCGACAGGGCCTGCAGGGGCCACCGGAGCGCAAGGCGTGGCTGGTCCATCCGGACCCCCAGGTGCCACGGGCGCGGTCGGTCCAGCGGGTTCGACCGGCCCCACTGGGGCCACAGGAGCCACGGGTGCGACCGGCCCGACTGGGGCTGCGGGCGCGACTGGTCCAGCGGGTGCTCCGGGCGGGTCAGCCATCCACGAGGAGTTCCTACCGCCCAACGCTGGCACGACGGTGATCGTCAGCCAGCTACCGTCTGCCGTCATCTACGTCTCGCGCAACGGCGTGGTGCAGTCCGTTACGGACGGCCACTACTCGCTCACCAACCAGACCTTCACCTTCACGACGGCCTTCGATGGCACCGAGCGCGTCTCGGTTGGCTATACGGTGGGCGGTATCGGGGGGCAGGGTCCGCCAGGTCCGACAGCGGGCATGCACGAGGAGTTCCTACCCGCGAACGGGGCGCTGACGATAGGACTGGCGAACCCGGTCACGCTCATCATGACCGTGGCGCGCTCAGGCATCATCCAGTCCCAGGCGGATGGCAACTACTCGCTGTCGGGCCAGACGCTGACGTTCTCGGACGCCTTCGACGGTACCGAGCGCGTGGTGGTCGCGTACATCTCGAACACCTATGTGCCGCCCTCGTCGGTCGCGGGTGCCATCGACACCAATCTGCGGGCGTACATCATCCAACTCATGGGCACGGCCGACCCGAACGGTCCGCCACCGGTGGCGGGACCATGAGCCGCCAGCAAGTCCCCACGGCGATGCTGCTGAACCTGGGCGTGACCTCGCCCAAGCTGGCGACCAGCCTGACGGTGACTAGCACCTTGTCAGTGAATGGTCAATTGGGCGTTGGCGGTGGCCCTGGGGCGGGTGCTTCGCTCTACTTCAGCGGCACACCCGCCGGTCACGTCATCTACAGCGCCGCGCAGCCCAACCCTGGTGGCAACAACTGGGAGGTCGATGCACTGGGGATCTACGGCGTGCCGGTCAACACGGCCAGCTACACCGGTCTGGACTACCGCTCGGTGTATGTCGCGCCCATCGCTGTGCCATCGGGCTACGCCTACAACTACGGCGTCTACATCGGCGCACCAACGGGCGGCTCGACCTCGAACATCGGCCTCTACAACGGCGGTACGACCCAACTCCAGGGCAGCATCGGCGTCGCCATCGCGCCTGTTCCTGATCGCATGCTCGTCATCTCGGGCACCACGACCACTCAGGCCACCCAGGTCGGCATCAACGTGCAGGCCACGTGCAACTCGGCCGCAACGTCTATCGGCATCGGGGTCGCGGCGATGGTCACCACGGCAGCGGCAAGCTTCACGATGTCCCAGGGGATGGCGTTCTACGTCAACCCGCCAACGCTCGGCTCGGGGTCAGCCATCACCAACTCCTACGGCCTGTACGTCAACAACATGGGCAAGGCGGGTGTGACCAACGCCTACGGCATCATGGTGTTGGCGCAATCCGGAGCTTCGTCCGCCAACATCGGCATCTACAACCAGGGGCACAGCGTCACGGTTGGGTCGGTGTTCTGTGACGGCAGTGGGGCCAACAACGGGGCGGGCGGCTCGAACGTCAACTCGGGGACGCAGAATGGGATCTTTTTCGGCGGCAGCGTCAACCAGACGGGTGAGTACATCGCCTCCAACCGTGCAGGTACCACCAACCAGTACGGGTTGGACTTCTTCACGGGGTGGGCGCGGCGCGTGTACATCACCAACGCGGGCAACCTGACCCTGGCGTCTGGCATGCAACTCCAGAGCGTCGATCAGGACGGTGTGGTGCGCACGCTGATCGGACCGACTGGCGACAACGGGCACCAGATCAATAGCGGGCCGGCGGGTGTGATCTTCGCGAATGCGGCGAACAATGTGCGCACTGGCCTTCTGACTGACGGTGGCAACTTCTCGATCAACGGTGACTTCCAGTTTACCGACACCAATCACTACCTGACGCCGGTCAGCGGCAACCACACGCGCTACGCCATCGGGCCAGGTGGTTACCTCCACTCGTTCGAGATCGCGGCGGCGAGCCACGGCAGCGGCGGGTTGGCGCTCACCCAGGCCGCAGCGTTCAACGTTGGTTCGGCGCGCGCGCTCAAGGACAACATCCGCCAGATCGAAGACCCGATCTCACTGGTCACCGACGAGAGGCTGCACGGCGTGCGCTTCGACTGGAGGGACGACGGCAGACCGGGCATCGGTTTCGTCGCGGACGACTGGCTGGAGAAAGTCCCCGAGCTTGTGCACGTCAACGACGGTGAGATGGCCGAGTATGCGCCGATGTCGATGGACTACGGCGCGCTCGGCGCGATTACCTTCCAGGCACTCAAGGCGTATATCCAGCGCACCGAGGCGCGGATAGCCGAACTGGAGGCGAAGCTGGCGGGATGAGCGTCCAAGTCGTCCCGACCAACTCGCTCAAAGACCTGGGCGTGACCTCGCCCAAGCTCGCCGCCAGCGTTGGCGTCACGGGCAATCTGAGTGCTGGTGGCGACGTGGTGATCGGCGGCAACTACCGCTTCGGTGCGGCTAACAGTCCCGAGACGATCTGCAAGAGCGCGACTGGCATTCTGCGGGTGACGGCTGGAATGCAGATCGACAGCACGGTTGGTGTCGGTACTCCTCCCGCCAACAACGTCGGCGTCTACATCACGGGCAACCTGAACTTCCAGCAGACGGGGCAATACGGGATCTTCTGTAACCCGACGATTACCACGGCGGCGACGGCGGGTGCCTACGGGATTTACACGTCGCTAGTGACGGCGAACAACCTCGCGACGAGTGGGTTGAACACGATTGCCGCAGGGCCTCCGACTCTCGGCTCTGGTACCAGCGCGACCAACATCAACGGTCTGTACGTCGCCAATCAGGGTGCAGCGGGCGTCACCAACGCTTATGGCGTCTATGTCGTGTCGCAGGCTGGTGCGAGCGGCGTGAACTTCGGCATGTACGTCAACTACACCAGCGCGTTGACGGGCGGGCCGTACGCACCTGGCAGCGCGGTCTTCAACAACACTTCGACGGGCAACGGTACGGCCAGCCTCATCACCATCAGTTGTGGCGGCTACAACCAGTGGGGTGTCGGCTTCGGCACGATCTATGGCCTTTGGTGGCACGCTTTCATTGCCAGCAGCCAGATCCAGTGGGGCTTCGACGGTTCTCGCCTGCGATTGGCGAGCGACACGGGTTGGAACGCACTGACCTTCCAGAATGGCTGGACGAACTACTCGTCCCCGTATGGACCCGCTGGCTATCGCAAGATGCCTGACGGGATCGTCCTTCTCCGTGGCCTCGTCCAGGGCGGCACCGCCGGGGTGATCTGTACGTTGCCAGCCGGGTTCCGGCCGGCTCAGACGCAGCTTGTGGTGGCAGCGATAAACGGTCCCGGTGTCTTGCGTCTTGACGTTACGTCCGCCGGAAATGTCCAGACGATGGAACTGCTCTCGGGCGTCAACAGCATGACTGGTTGGATCTCGCTCAACAACATCGCGTTCCTGGCAGAAGGATGATGGACGTAGCTGCGCCCTACGAGGTCGAGGTCCAGCCCCAGGTAGCGGTATCGCTCAACACCGTCACGTCGCTGCCGCCATCCAGCCCCAAGGCGTTCCAACTCAGCGGCGACGGAGTGTTCAACGGCAACCTGGGTGTGACCGGGCCGCAAATGGTCATCGGCACCAGTGGTGTCACGACAGGCTATGGCCTGTACGTCAGGCCGTCGCTCACGGGTGCGGCTTTCCAGATCGGCGTCAACTCCTCGCCGGTGGTGGACGCCACGGCCACGTCCTGGGGAGCAGGCGTGTACGGGGGTGTCAGGACGGCGGCGGCGAGCTTCACCCTTAGCTCGGGCTTCGCTTTGGCAGCAGCCTCACCGTCGCTCGGCGCTGGCTCCTCGATCACCTCGATGTACGGCCTGTACATCTACAACCAGGGCGCGACAGGAGTCGCCAACGCCTACGGCGTCATGATCGCCAGCCAGTCGGGTGCGACCACGACCAACATGGGCCTGTGGAACCAGGGCACCACGCGCCTGGATGGTCAGGTCAACGTCAACGGCATGACCCAGTTCAGCCAGCCGGTCAGCATCGGCAACCAGGCCGCAGTCCAGACGGTTGGCCTGAACATGGTGGTCAACCTGCAGGGCCAGGGCGTCAGCGGCGTCGGTGCGGATCAGGTCTGCCAGAAGATCGTCGGCGTGTTCTCGTCGGTGGCGACCTCGGGCATGGGTCTGTACTTCCAGCCTACCTCGGGCAACAGCAACACCTTCTCCAGCATTTGGGCTTTCTACATCGACGGCTCGAACCTGGGCACCAGTCCCGTCACCAACTACTACGGGCTGTATGTCAGGAACCAGGCGCGGTCGCAGACCACCAACACCTACGGGATCTACATCGAGAACCAGTCAGGCTCACCGACGACCAACCTGGGCCTCTACAACGGCGGCACAACCCTACTGATGGGGGCGGTCGGGGTCGCCATCGCGCCAGTGGCGGGCCTCACTGCACCAGCCCCCATCGCTATTCCCAACGGACTTGCGCTGGACAACAGCAACGGTCAATCGCAGGCTGGTCAGCTACTCGCTCCGGGCGCAACGTGGACGGCTGTTCCGAGCAACTTCTCGGGCCTGGTCGTCGTGGACGAGACAATCGCACTCGGCTACACAGCGATGTTCTTGATGGGTGCTGGAGCGTCCACGCTGGTAGGCCAGAACCCGAGCAACGCCACCCAGTGGTCCGCCACGCAAGGGCATGCCGGGTCGATCAACATCTACTTTGGTGCTCCTGCAAATGGCTACCCGGTGATGGTCGAAAATCAGTTGGGTAGCAACGTCCGCGTCAGCTTGATGGCTTTCAGATTGAGGTATTCGGCCTAATGGCGAACTACACGATCAGCGCGACCGACGATGAGGATGCCGCCATGCGATGGGCGACCACCGAGTACAACACGGGCAACCCGGACCAGGCCGACCTGGGCGTCGAGCAGTTCGTGCAGCAGGCCGTGCAGATGCTGTTCGAGGGCTACGCCAGGTCGTACCAGCAGAGCCAGAGCCAGTTCACCGCCGAAGATCTCGAAGCGGCGTACCGTTCGGCCGACGCCGACATTCAGCAGGGCGCGCTGGCGCTGGCCTTCAATACCGTCACTCCTGAGATCCGCAACCAACTGGCGCACATGCTCAAGGCCGAGGTCGGGGCGGGCGTAGCCGCCAGACCACCACTTCCAGATGAGGTCAAGTACTGATGAAACGCATCCCGATGCGCACCATCCACGACGAGCACTTCCCGCCCGGCACACCCGAGTTCGCGCAGAGCGTCATGGTGTGGGCCGACGTGATCCGCCAGGTCATCCGCCGGCCGATGGACCCATCCAAGGGCGCGGACATCGAGGAGATGCGGCGCGGCATCCGCGTGCTTGACGCGGTGGACAGGGCCGGCCAGTACCTCGAACTCGAAGACGCCGACTACGAGCACCTCAAGGAGAAGACCAAGCTCATGCAGTGGGCCTTCGTGGACCGTCGCCTGGTGACGTTCATTGACGACGTGAACAACGCCACCGAGGAGATCCCCGAGTCACCCAACGGCCACCCTGCCATTCTGGACACGGCGGCTCCTGGCTGGCCTGACGTGAGCACGGTCCGATAACCGGTTATCGCTAGTGCCCAACCTGTACGCCCCGACCTACCCGCCGACGTGGACCGTGCCAGATCCGGTCCTGCAGCGCATGACGCCCGCGCCGACGACCATCCGTGCGGTGACGTACTCGTTCAACCCGATCTTCCGCGACTTTCAGGTGGACGGCACTGGCGACGTGCCACTCACCGACGCGGGCGCAGCGGCGGTCCAGTGGGCGGCGAAGGCCGTCTCGACGCAGCGCGGGGCGCACCTGATCTACGGACGGACGTTCGGCGCTGACATTCGGACGTGCCTGCTGGCCGGCTCGCACCAGGCAACCGAGAACGCGCTCACCGTCGAGATGCGCCGCGCCGTCAAGCGTGACAACCGCATCTCCGACCTGACGGACTTCCAATTCGCCTGGCAGCAGACGATGCTAGAGGTCGCCTACCGCGTGGTGCTCACGGACGGCCGCTCCAAGCAGACCCAACTGGACATCCCACTGCAATGACCTTCACCACCAGCGTCTACACGGGCTACGACACGACTCTGCCCCAGTCGGTCATCAACCGTCAGAGCGATGCCAACTTGCGACTGGCGGCGCTCTCGGCGTTCTCGCTGCTCGCCCCAGGCATGGACACGGTGGAGGGCAGCTTCGCGTTCGACCTGATCGAGCCGTTCTGCCTGGTGCTCGCCCAGGCGTACGTGGACCTCATCGACGTGGAGCGCCGCAACTCGCTGGCGACGGCCACGGGCCTGGATCTGGACCGCATCGGGGATCTGTACGGCGTCACGCGCGGGCCAGCGGCGTTCGCCACCGGCACGGTGACCTTCACCGGCTCACCCGGCAGCGTCATCCCAGGGCCGAGCGGCAACAACGCGGGCACCGTCGTGTGCACCCAGGGACCAGGGGCGGTCTTCTTCACCACCCAGGTCGCGGCGACCATCCCTGCTGGCGCGAACCCGGGCACCGTGGACGTGCCGGTGACGGCCAACAACGTGGGGGCCAACGGCAACGTGCCGGCTGGCTCGGTAACCCTGTTTGGGGCCAGCGCGCCGACCGGCATCGCCTCGGTCACCAACAACTCGGCCTTTATCGGCGGGGCCGACATTCAGATTGACGGCCCGCTCAACCAGTACTACTCGGGCTACCGCTCGGACATCTACATCCTTGAGAACACGCGCGGTGAGGGCGGCGCGGCCAAGCACCTCCGCAAGTGGGCGCGCTCGGTCAACGGCGTCGGCGGCGTGCACGTCCAAGAGGTCACGCCCGCGCCAGGATGGGCGACAGTCGTACTCCTGGGCGTCAACGGTCAGCCCGCTTCGGCGGATCTGGTGCACGCGGTCGAGGCGACCATCTTGGACCCGCACTATCTGTACAACGAGATCGAGGCGGCTCCCTTCACGCTGTCGGGTTCGGGCGCGACCATCGTCACCCTGGCGGACGCCACGCCGCTCGGCGGCACCAACAATGCCGTCCGACTGACGGGCACGGTTGCCAGCGCGATTCGTCATCCGCGTCTGGACCTGATGCTGCCGCAGCCCGGTGTGTGGCGGCTCAAGCCGCGCTGCAAAGTTAGCTCGACGCTGAACTCGACGGCGCTGGTGAGCATGGGCGTGTGGGACATCAACACCGGCGCGTGGTGCTGGACGCGACCCAACAACAACGGGGCCTCGTGTCTGACGACGTTTGCGGCCAACCGCTTCTCGACGGCGTTCGTGCAGCCTGACATCGACCCGATCAGCGTGGACTTCGCCTGGAACGGCATCGACCAGATCGAGCTTCACATCGACCTGGGCACCGTGGGCGTCAACGACGGGCCGGGCACACCGGTGGATACGACTACCAGCCTGTACATCGACCAGATCAACTACTTCGCCACCATGAGCCGCGACGACCGCGACCTCGGTCTGTCGCCAGCGGGCATGCGCGTCAACGTCATCCCCGCGCTCGGCATCACCGTCAACATCACCGCCACGGTGACCTACCAGTTGACCACGGGTCAGACGATTGCCCAGGTCAACGCCAACATCGCCACCAACCTGCAGACCTACTTCGCGCAGATCGCCTTCGGTGCCGACGAGACGGTCAGGCGCGCCGCCGTCGAGCAGGCGATCTACACCACTGGCGGCGTGGGCGACGTGAACAACGTGCTGCTCAACGGTTCGACGGCCAACATCCAGATCGGCCCGACCCAGGTCGCGGTCATCGGCACCCTGAACTGGACGCAAGGATGACGCAGCCTCCCGATCCCAACGGCACGCTGATGAAGTCGTGGCTCCCGCCTATCTGGTACGACGCGGCCTACTCCGTGGACGCCGTGCTCCAATCCGAGGGCCAGGGCCTCAGCACGTTTCAGCAGGACACCTCGGACGTGGCGGCGGCGCGCATGCCGCAGACGGCTCCCGACTGGGGCATCGAGCGCTTCGAGATGGAGCTTGGCCTGCCGGTCAACCCGCCTGGGCTGACGCTCGAAGACCGCCGCGCAATTGTCCTGGCGAAGTTCCGTGGTATCGGCACGACCATCTACCGTCTGAAACAGATCGCCGCGACGTTCGGCTACGGCAACATCGCCATCCTGCCGGGCGTCGAGGACTGGACGCTGTACATCCAGTTTCTGGATGTCATCGGCGTGCCTGCGGCACTGGATGCGCACGAGGCGGCGATCCGCGAGAACGTCGAGGCGCATCTGGACATCGAGTGGAGCTTCCACTTCACGCTGTGGAACGAAGTCCGTAACACGGGCGTGCTGTGGTGCCAGCTATACACCAATGGCAATACCTGGGACTCGCTCAAGACGACGCCGTTTCAGAACATGCCGACGACGATTGAGTGTCAGGGCCTGCCGCCAGGCACGGTCAAGGTCGAGGTGCTGGACGAGACGGGCCTCGGCAACCTGGCGATCCAGTACCAGCCCGCGACCATCACGGGTAACGTCCAGCCCGGCTCGACCGATCCGTTGGGCTTCCCGCTGACATGACGCAGCCCGAGCAGCAGGCCGTCCAACTCATCGCGCCGAGCGGTACGCCGGTCACAGGCACGGCCGCGTCGGGTGCGATCTTCAACATCACCGCGCCGACCGCAGCCAACGCCGGTGACTACCTCGTGCTGGTGATCGCCAACGCGGGCACCACCGGTCCTACGGCTGGCTACGGGTGGGTGCTGTGTCCAGGCGCGCCCTTCTCGGCGGGCAACGGCCAGAGTGTGACGGCTTACTACGCCGTGTACGACCCGGTGAACACCTCGCTGCAGTTCTCCAACGCGAACTCGGCGGCGGCGTGGGTGTGCGCCTCGTATGGCTCGGGTGGCAACACGGTCATCCTCGACGGCAACCCGGTCGCGGCCTACAACACCACCAACAACTCGACGCTGCCAACCGGGGCGATGACCACGGGCAATGCGGGCGGCGACTACGAGTTGCTGATGTACGGCTGGACCTCGGCGGCGACGATCACGGGGGTCGCCGCAGGCTCGGCCATCGACGCCTCGATTGCCAACGGTTCGGCCGTCTCGGTGGCGCTCGGCCACAACACCACCACCGCGCTCGGCTCGAACGTGGCAACCGTGGCGTTTTCTCAAACGCTGAGCGGCAACAACAACCGCAAGGCGGGTGTCGCGCTGCTGATGGGGATCTTCATCCCCGCGCCCATAACGCCCACTCCCACGGGCGGGCAGGCGAGCTTCAGCATCCCGATCCTGCTGACCGCCGTGCCGCTGCCATCGGTGGCGATCACCTCGCAGTCGGGTTCGGGCGGCTTCCCGAGCCTGTTCCAGTCGATCTACTTCGTCACGGGCGCGGTCGTGACAGCCTCGGGCACCACGGCGGCGATCACGGGCCTGCGCCTGACGCCAGGGCCGATCACGACCCAGGCCCAGGTGGACGAGATCCCTGGCCTGAGCATGACCGTCGTCGGCTCCATCGCGACCCAGGCCAGCATCCCGCAGCCCACGCTGCGCGTCGGTCCGGCGATCTACGGCCAGACGGTCACCCAGGCCAGCACGGTCGCGCTCCAGGCGCTGAACTTCGGACCGCTGTCGCTGGCAGGTACCACGGCAGCGCGCGGCGCGACGTTCTGCCAGTCGCTGGTCCTGACCAAAGTCCCGTTGCAGGGCAACGTCGGCGGGCAGGCGTCCTCGACGGGCGTCACGGGTCAGGCCAACGCCGCTGTCATCGACCTGGGCGTGTGGCCGGCCGGTCAGTATGAACTCAAGACGATCTGCCGCACCGACGTGGGCAGCGCGGCGCAGGCGCTGGTCGTCGCAGTGACGAGCGCGGGCACCACGCTGGTGACCTCGCAGATGTACGCCACCGGCGATACGGCCTCGGCCAGCTACCCCACGGCCTACGCCAACTACGCGGCCGTGTGCGGCTTCAACCTGCAAGCACCGAGCGATGTGATGGTCACGTGGAGCAACCCCGGCTCCTACCACAACTCGGGCAAGCACCTGTGGATCAAAGGCATCCAACTCCATCGAACTTCTTAGGAGAGCACCGCCCATGACCATGACGCAGCAATCCACCGTCACCCGCTTCAGCCTCAGCCAGATCGCGGGCAACCAGATCGTGGACTGGGCGGTGGTGGAGGGCAACTTCGAGAACCTGGGCAACAACGCGGCGCACCTGACCCTGGGCAACTCGTTCGGTGGCGCACAGAGCTTCCTGGGCAACGTCGGCATGACGGCCCTGGGTGCGGGCGCGGTGCAGACGCACCGTCGCTTCACCATTCCCGCCCCACCCGCCAACGAGACGGATCGCCTGCACTTCCAGGCCGAGAGCGCCACGCTCAACGGCACGTTCGTGGGCCTCGCTGGTCCAGCCGCAGCAGGCGCGGGCCAGCGCAAGAGCACACTGGTAGTCCACGGCGTCGAGCCGACTGGTACGGCCACGCCAGCCGGCTTGACGCTGCTCCTCGATGAAGATCTGCACCGTGCCTCGATCCAGGCAGCGGGCAACTTTCAGGATCTGACCGCACCGATCCTGCAGCTTGGCGCAGGGGGCACCGACCGCATCACGCTGCCGGGCACTGGCCCGATCAACGTGACGGGCACGATGACGCTCACTGGCGACATCAACGCGGCCAACGCCAACTTCACGGGCACGCTCGGGGTCAACGGCGCGGCTGCGCTGCGCAGCACGGCGACCATCACCGGCCTCGCCACGTTCCAGGGCGGTATGCAAGTCACAGGCTCCGCGACGTTTACGGGCAACCTGACCGCCGCCAACATCTCGGGTGCCAACACGACCTTCACCGGCAACCTGACGGTGACGGGCACGACCAACCTGCAGACCGGGCTGACAGTGACGGGTGGCACGACCTCACTCTCCACTCTGACGGTCACAGGAGCCTCGAACTTCTCGGGCGCACTCCAGTTCGCGGCAGGCGCGGCGTACATCCAGAGCTACGGCGCGGATACGTCCTACGTCCAGATCAGCAAGCTCTACGTCACGCCTGGGCTGGCGACGTTCGCGGGTGGCCTGAACATCGTTGGTACCGCGACGATCTCCGGTTCAGCGACCTTCACCGGGATGCTGAACGCCAACGGTGGCATCACGGGGCCGTACAGCATCAACGCTTTCAACCTCCGCGATCCAGGCGGCACGCCTCGGTCGGTCATGTGGATGGATGGTGGCAGCAACACCGTTATTCAGGCCGGTCCCGGCGAGTCGGTCAGGTGGGTCAACTCGGCCAACTCGGTCCAGCGCATGAGCCTCGACAGCGGTGGCAACCTCAGCGTCCAGGGCACGATCTACGCGGGCAGCACGATCACGGCGGGTGGCTCCGTGTCAGCAAGCTCCCAGGTGTACACCACGCCGGGTGGCTCGCTGTATCTCAGGGGCGCGGATGGTGGCGTCCATATTGACACGGGCAACGCCAGCCTGTGGCTCGGCGGCAGTCTGTACGCGGCGGGTCGCGCCTACTTCGGCAACTGGGATCCGGGCTGGACGCTCAACGTCGGCGGCACCTTCATCACCAGCCAGCGCGCGGCCATCGGCGGGTGGGACGGAGGCCAGATGTGCAACATCAACGGCAACTGCTTTGTCAACGGCTATGTCTACGACCGAGGCAGCACGGCCTACCGGTGTTGGGACAACGGCGACTTCAACTACTCGCCAGGGGTCTACGGCAGCTACGTCGTGCAGCGCGACGGCAACGGGTACATCAATGCCAACTACATCAATACGACGGCCGACGTGCAAGGCGGACGCCCGGCGTACGTAGCTGGACAGAACGGGGACAACTTCCTCCGCTGGTGGCCTGCTTCTGCTGTTGGACCCCCGGCTAGCGTCGATCTCCAGGGCGGTGGCGTCGGCGGCGGAATCAACGGTGGCGGTGGGCGGCAGGCGATTGCGAATGTCACTGCCGACCGCACAGGCCAGTGGTTCTGCTGTATGTGGGTCGAGATCAACACTCAGAACGAGAACTACGCCTATCAGGTGTACCTTGAGATCTCGGTCGGCGGCTCCACCTACGTGCACCAGCAGTGCCAGCAGAACGCGCACGAAACCAAGACGGGCGGCGGTGCCGTCTGTCAGATGGGCGTCAACGCCGGTAACGCCGTCAGCTTCTACTGCTGGAAGGACGGCTACAGCGCCAGCATCCGGGGCGGACAGGTGTACATCTGCTTCGTCCCGACCTCGGCACAACCAGGCTAGAAGGAGGGCCTATGCAGGACATCACTAGCAACGGGCACCAGCCATCGGGCTTCACGGTGACCATCTCGCAGTCCGACGTACGCCGCTTGGCGAAGCTCCAGGCGCGCGCCGAGGGCGCGGTTCAGGTGGCGCAGGGGGCGGTCAATCTCGCTCAGGGCTTGCAGCAGGCGCTCGCGGTCGCCATCCAAGAGGCGTGCTCCGACGAGGGCTACAACATCCCTCCAGACAGCAACGCCGACATCAACTGGAAGACCGGCGAGATCACCATCACCCCGCCCGCGCCAGGTCGCGGCGAGCAGCCACACATCATCGGGGCCAACATCGGCCCAGGGGTTATCCCCGGGACGCTTGGTCCGGCTCCGCTCGATCCTCTGCCAACACCGACGAACTGAGCGAGTACAGCCCGCGCAGGGCGAGCAGTGCTTCTTGCGCTATCGCCTTGCGCTGCCCGGCGTCTCGGGTATCCGAACGCCAGTTGGTGTGCTGCAGGTAGCGGCGGTCGTTGGGCTTGATGGTGTAGACGATCAGCCCCTGGCCGGGTGCCGCCCAGGTGATCTGCGTCTGGCCCTTGAGCCACTTGGCACGGTACGGCGAGTGCGACACATCGCCCAGGAACGGCTCCAGTATGACGATGCCGTGCTGCGGCCGAGACGCCTGGTCGATGCTGAGATCCCACAGATAGTTGCCGTCCACGAGCAGCGCGACGTGCAGCCCGTTGACGGATGGGTGACCCTCGAACTTCGGGTCGGGCACGCCCAGGCCAATCGCGTGCGCGCCGCTTTCGATGAACCAGCGCTCTGTCTCGGCACGGTTCCTGGGGACGTGGCCCTCGCGCTCGGCGCGCTCGATCCACTGCTGGTTGGCGAGCATGGCCTTGACCGAGACGACCTCGGAGGGGATGTCCAGGCCGTCGAGGACTAGCTTGCCGATGGAGCACGAGGCGACACAAGAATCGGGGTTGTAGTGGCGCAGGATGGCCCGTCGCAGCGGCCGACCCATCAGCTTGAGGATCTGACTCCTGTCCTGGCTAGAACTTGGCACGTCGCTGCATCGTCTCCTGCCAGGTGCGCGAGGTACCGCCCGCGCCGCCGAGCAGCATCTCACCGAAGACCTTGCGCAGGATGCGGTGGCGGTCGTCGGCGGTCAGTTCCAGGGTCAGCTTGCGCATCGCCTCCATGACCTCTGGCTCCAGGCCCATCTCGTTGGTCGTGCCGTCGATGAGATCCGTCTGGATCGTGCGCTCGATGGCCTCGATCACGAACAGCGGCCGAAAGCGCGTCTCGAAGCTGAGCATCGGGTCTTTGATCTCGGCCAGGTCGCGGATGCCGTTCGAGGCCGTCAGGATCTTCCACATGCGCACGACGCTCTCTCCCTCGGCGCTCTCGCCGTACAGGATCAGCGTCTCGTCGCGCTTGTCTTTCGGCAGATCGGACGGCTTCTTCTTGCCGCGCATGACGGCGAGGCGATCCGGGTCCGTCTCACCCGGGCGGGCGAAGACCGACCAGCCTTCGGTGACCAGCACAGCCGTCACCGGCTCGTTCATGTAGACCATCATCCGCGCGGCGCGCGCGATCTCGGTGCCAGGCCCGACCGACAGCAGCGCGACGATGCGCTCGTCGCTGGCCGTGGTCATGTACAGCTTCTGGCACTCGGACTCGTCATTGAGGGTCGTCTCGACGGAGAAGCGAGCGATCTCCTCCATCTCGTCGGTGAGTGACTGTGGCATTTAGAAATCCAGCCTACGCGCCCGTCGAATGGGCGGCTGCGCCTCGGGGGTCTTGGGCTTCTCCGGCTCAGGCGCGGGGACCGGTCCCTTGCCACGGTTGGTTCGAGACGCGAGGTACTCGGTCAACTGTTCGACGCTCGGGGCGGGCGTCACGGCCTGCTCGATGGGATGGTCTACGGGTGGTCGCTGCGTTTCACGGGGAACCTCGCGGACAACGGCCGTACGCGGGTCTGCCGGGGCGACCTCGCGGGTGCCGCCAGGCATCACCGACTGCGAGCCAGCGATGTTGCCCAGGCGCTGGATGGCGCGCGACAGAGAGTAGCGCGGGCTGGTCCAGTCCACGATGTCGTAGCCGTGGGCGCGCTTGTCGCGCAGCATCTGGTCGAACTTCTGGTTGGCCCGGAAGCTCGAAGTCCGCTGCTGGTTGGCCTCACGGAGGGGGCCGAGTCGCGGCCCGTACAGAGCCACGAACTGGTACTGGCCGTCGTCATGACGGAGGACCACGCCCGCCCACACCTTGTCAGCGTTGGCGTCCGGCGTGTAGTTGTGCATCCCGACGATGCGCGTGATGTTGGGCACGGTGCTCCTCTCTAATCTCTGGTCCAGTCAGTCGGACTCGGTGGCGGTAACGTCGATGCGAAACCGTTTGCCGCCCAAGACAACCTCAAACGATGGTGGCTGCGGGATGGTCAGCGCAGAAATGGATGTGGGGTCTGGAAGAATGTTGTCGCCGTTGAGCAGATATGAACGCAGACCAATCGCGACATCTACGTCAGTCAGTGGGGTGGTGGGGGAGGTAGTCATTCGATAAGTTCCTTTCGTGAAAGCTCAGTACCAGTCGCGTGAGCCTGGGTAGATCCCGCTCTCCATCATCTGGACGCGGCGGTCAGCTTCCCTCTCGCGGTAGTCTTCCTCGTCCTGGCGCGTGACAACCCGTTTGCCGGAGCACTCGGGGCACGTCACGTCGTAGTCGCCGGCCATCATCGACTCGAAGCCGTCAGGGTCGTTGTCGCGGTCTTCGGCCGTCCAGACGCTGACGTACGGGTTGACGATGGAGCCATGCCCCTGGCACTTTGGGCAGACCCGATACTTCGGGCGACCCCGTTCTCGTTCTGACATGGGTGGTGGTGTCTCTCCTTCCGTGGACATTGTAACCGATTCTCGCACGTGAGCGCACATTTACGTGAGGGCGACGATGCCCTCCTCGCGTAGCTGTTCGCGCAGTGCCAGCCGCAGCGCCTCGTGGCGGCTGAGGCCGTGGCGTCTGGCGTACACGACCAGGCCGGCCATCAACGCGGGGTCGAGCCGCACGCTGACGACGCTCGGGTGCGCTCCCTGGGACGGCTGGCGAGGGCCGTCCACGATTGTCTCAGGGCGCACGATCTTGATCGGGCGTGTCATCAGATCACCGGTCCGTCTTCGCGTCGGGCAGTGCGGATACGGCCCGCTCCTGGCGTCTCAGCCCGGTCCTGGCCGTCGCGCTGTTGCTGCCGCCGCCGCTGCTTCTCGCGCTCTGGCAGCAGCGACCAGATGTTGACCGAGCGTAGCGCGGCCTGCTCCTGGGCACGGATGGCGGGGTTGTCAGCCGGGATGATGTCTTCGATGGCGAAGCGCAGCGTCTCGATCAGATCGAGCGTCTCGTCTTCACTGCAGTCGCCGGTCGCCTGGGACACCGCGAACTCCAGATCCGAGCCGACCCAACCGTGGGTGGGCGCACCGAATTCGATCAGCGAGGCCACCGGCACGTCCGGGAACCCGTAGCGCGTCAGCAGCCGACCCAGGATGTCTACCCGCTCCTCCTCCGTCTCGGGAGCCAGCAGCGCGGCCTTGATGTCGATGCGGCCCGTCCGCTTCATCGCCTCGGGTACCTGCTCAGGGTAGTTGCACGCCGCCATCAGGAAGATCCGACCCCGGTGCGACTCGTCACCGAGCCACTCCTGCAGCCGCTTCTGCATCGCCGCATCTACCGGGTGCTCGTCTTCGCCCTGTCCCGAGCCGAATGCTTTGTCGTACTCGTCAATGAACAGGAACGTTGGGGCGAACATCTCGGCACCCTCGATCAGCGTCTCCAGATTGCGCTCAGAGCTACCGACCCACTTCTCCTTCAAGACCTTGATCTCGATGGCGTTGACGCGCGTCTCTTTGGCGCACGCCACGGCAATGGCGCTCTTGCCCGTGCCTGGCGGTCCCGAGAGCAGCACGCCCATCGGTACACCCTTGGTGATGCCGCGCCGCATGCGCGAGATGACCTTGCGGTTCAGCACGTCTTTGAGACGGACGTTGCCGCCGATGCCCTCGAAGCCGAACGATGGCTCCAGACGCTTGAGCACCGAGCCGTAGCGCACGTCGAGTAGCTCTTGCCCACGCTCCAGGGCCAGCCGCCGCGTGAGTGGCTGATCGCCCGCCCGCAGCGTAATGTCTTCGATGTCCCGCCGGTTCTGGCCCGCCGTGATCGCGGCGAACTCCTCAGCGGTGAACGCCGGATCCCACCTGAGCCACGGCTTGAGGTCAATCAGGTCACGGATGAACTGCAGCCGCTCGGCCGTGTCTGGCAGCGGCACCCGAATTGGCCGCAGGCCCGACGCCTTGACGACATCCTCGTGGACCTCAGATGCCGACCGAGCCAGGAACACGATGGGGTTCTGCGCGAACTCCAGATCCGTGTCCGTCGAGGCTTCCTCGACCATCTCAAGGATCAGCCCGCGCTCCGGGGTGATCGCGTTCTTGTCAGCCGCCGGGATCATGATGTCGGCCCGCGCGATGATGACCGCCGCGCTACCCGCACCACCTGGCACGACTGGCCCCGAGTGAGGGTCGTCGGGGTCGTTGTAGCGAGCCTTTTTCAGGAAGTCCAGGGCGAGGCGCAGCATCGCACTTGGCTCCGTGGGAAGCGGGAAATCGTCTGGATGCGCCTCAGACCACAGGTCGCCTTGCGTCAGCGCTGCGCGCTCGTCAGGGTCTGATGGTAGCTCGAAGCCCATCGTGGCCTCGAACAGACGCCGCATCCTGGGATTGGGGAAGGTGATCTTGTTGCCGTGGATGGTCAAGACCACATCGCGCCGGGGGTGCTCCTGCGTCCCCATGAACTGACCCTCGATCCATTCTTGGACCGGCCAGCCCGGGAACACGAAGTCGAAGATGTTCCCCGTCACGAGGAACATGTGCGACTCGCCCCTGGCGAAACGCTGCCGCAGGGTATCGAACCACTGTGGCGCGAGCCGCTCTGCGTCCAGAGCGTTGATAACGGTTTCGATGGCGGACACTCAAACCCTCCTTTGGTTTGTACAAGAGCATTCTAACGTGTAATCGCACAAGTGCGCAACATTTAGCCAACGCGGGTGACCCAGGTCGTAGAACCATCGTTCCAGTCGAAGATCTCCACGAACGAGTACGCCTTGGAGTGGCGGCGCAGATGGCGGTAGTTGGACTGCACCCAGGTCAGGATCTCGGCCAGCGTCTCGGCCTCGAACAGCATGGCTGGCTCGGGGTCGAAGTAGCCCTTCTCGCCGTGCCGCTGGTGGTCGTGGTGCCACTGGTAGGCCGCGTACCGGCTGGTAACCGGCTCGCGGCCACAGGCGACCATCAGTCGCCCGCGTCTTTGCGGACAGCCGAGATCAGGATGCGACCGTCGCCCAGGCCCCCGACCTTCAGTTCGTAGCTCATCAGGTAGGCCACGTCCTGGGGGTTGCCCAGGCCGGAGATGGTGACCGAGCCACCCTCATCCAGCGCGATCTTGATGAGCAGCAGCGTCTTGAGCACCTGGGCGTTGTCGATCTCCACCATGCCGCGCGGCACGCGGCCGTCCGAGTCCACGTATTCGATGGGCATGGCCTAATGGTCCACCACAATCGTCGTCCGAATCAGCGGCAGGTTGGTGTCGCCCATCAGCGTGGCGCGCACCCAGGTCGGGCGCTCGCGCGGCGTGTCGCGGTACAGGATGCGGTTGTGGGCGCGCCGCCACCAGCAGTGCTTGCGCTCGAAGTCGCGCCCAGGCCCAGGGGCTTCCGAGCGCGCGGGCTTCGGCTCGGGCGCGCGCAGATGGATCACGAACGCGCCCAGGTCGTCGGGGATCGGGTGGTGGAACGGCTTGATGTTGCGCTCCACCTCGCGCCTGACGGCTCGATGCGCGCGGATGTGGGGCGTCTCGGTGTACTTGGAATTCAAGAAGCTGAGCCGCTTGAGCAGAAACTCGATCAGGCTGTGCTCCTCACCCTTGGCGATGTCCGGCCAGCGCGCACCGTAGGGCACGATGGCTCCGGTCAGCATGACCGTGCCGTCGCGCTTGTTGTCGTCGGCCAGCGGGCACCACACCTCGTAGCCGCGTGCCGTCTCCAGCACCAGCATCCAGTCGATGCGCGCCTCGGGCGCACCCATCGCCGCCTCGAAGCTCCAGAACATGGCCGGGTGGGGTGCCAGGCCGCGTGTGACGTGGTGGGCGGGCAGATCCGGCTCGTCGGCCAACTCATCCACCTTGGAGGTCCACAGGTACGGCACCGAGTCGTGCAGCCCGTGGGTGAGGTACAGGCCCATCGCCTCGGCCATCGTCGGGTCGTCCCAATGACGGGCGATGAACGGGTCGAAGCGCATCGAGCCGTACTTGCCCTCGGTGCCCGGGATGCCGAGCGAGGTGGCTGCGGCCAGCGTCATGCCGTACTTTTCGGCCAGCGCGTGCCACGCCTCGGTGTTGCGCCACAGCCCGTTGCGGGCCTGCTCGGAGTGGATGTGCTGCATGTAGCGCTCCAGCAGCGGATGCCGCTGGTAGCCCGCCGCGATCTGGCGGCGCTCCAGGGATTGATGCACGGCCTCGTCGCCCTCGGCCACCAGGCGCAGGTTGCCCTGCTCGTCCTCGACCATCATGGCGACCTCGCCAGTAGCACGGACGCGCGCGGCCAGATCCGGCGGCGCGTCGGGGTGGTCGGCGGACATGACCTCGATGCGCCCGTCGTGGTTGCGCACGCCCGCTCGCCGCTCGGCTCGCTCCACGTCGGTCGCCAGCTTCTGCAGCCGCGCGCCCTCGTTCTCGCGGTAGTCCACCCGCACCCGCGCGCCCGACCGATGGCGGAAGAACTGGTTGTGCAGGCGGATGCCCCACGGCCGTACGAGGTCGTGGAATTTCCTGGGCTTGCTGCGCAGGTAGCGGTTGACCAGGCTCATGCGGTCGTTGCTCTCGATGGACATGGCGCAGCGCTCGCACGCCGCCCACGCGCCAGCCGAGCGGTAGTCTTCGCCGTTCGGCGTGTCGAGCACGAAGTCGTCGCACGGGTATTCCCACGCCGGCTCGTCGGAGTTGCAGAAGTCGCAGCGGCCCTCGGCGGCATCCTCGATGCTGTTCGGTCGGAAGCTCGACATCAGGTCGGTGAATTCCGCCCGCCCATCCGGGTAGCGCTTGAGCAGCGCGAAGGCGTCTGCGCTGAACTGCGCCTCCTGCTCGGTGAACGCCTTGCCCTTGTAGCCCTTGCGCCGCGCGATGGCCGTGGTCGCCGCCGCGAAGTCTTTCATGTTCATCGGGCCGTTCTTCTGGCGCATCGCGGCCAGTTCCTCGGCGGCTTGCTCCAAAACGCGCGAGCGCTCGGACGACTCGTTGGCCGCATCGACGGCGGTCGTCAGCTTGCGAGCCTGCTCGTCGCTCAGATCCGAGTGGTCGTGCTCGGCGTGGTCGGCGGGAGCCGTCTGCGCGGTATCGCGAACGAACGTTCGCAGGATGCCATCGACGCTGATCTTGCCACCCTGCCTGGTTGTCTCCTGGCGGGGTCGGCCGTACATCTCCGCGATGACCTTCGAGATGGGGTCGTTGTCAGCCGGCGGGTAGGCGTAAGTGAATTCACGGTCGCCCAGGCCGGAGGCGACCATCTCGTTGAACGTCTTCTGCATGTCCCACCCGCGCCGCTTGCCGAACTGGATGGCAAGCTTGGCCTCCGGGTCGCGCGTGGTCAGCAGCATGCGGCGGTCTTTGTCGTCTTCGATCTCCAGCGTGAGCGGCTCGCCGTCGTCGGGGATCTTGCTCTGGACGCCAGCCTCGCGCTCGCGCTTCATCTCCTCGGGGATGAAGTCGGCCAGCTTGCTGACGTTCCACGTGGCTGACTCGCGGTAGCCGTCTTTGACGAAGTGGGGGTCGCTGGTGACCACCGTCACGTCGCGCTCGCCCAGGCCGGCCTCGACCAGGCGGTCGAGCGTCTCGGGGAGTAGCTCACCTTTGTGGTAGCTGTCGTCAAAGATCTTGATGATCTCCGAGTCGCCCGTCTCGATTATGGTGTCGTCACGGCGGCTGTCGTGGCCGCGATGGTCGGCGGACTTGTGCCCGCCGATCTCGGCCGAGAAGCGGTAGCGTCGGCGCTTTGCCATCAGGCCGCGACCTCGACTTCCTCCCACAGCACCACCTGACCGGTGGCGCGCGTGGCGCGCATGTCGATCACCCGCTGGTTGCCTGAGCCGGTCCACGGCCCCGCGCCGCCTGAGAGCGCCATGACGTACGGACCGTCGATCAGCACGTCGATCTGATCGAGCACATGCTGGACATCAGGCCCACGCCGGTTGAGCGCTTCGTAGGTGAAGCCCGAGTAGACCAGAATGTGGACATCAGGCTCCCTGGCGCGTAGCTGCGAGACGAGCCACGACAGCGCTTCCGGCTGCGCGAACGGCTCGCCGCCCAGGATGGTCACCCCGTCGTGCGGCTCCTCCAGCAGCGACTTGGCAACGTCCACGACCGGCACGTCCGTGCCAGCCTCGAAGTCCCACGTCTCGGGCACGTAGCACCCCTGGCAGCGAATCGGGCACCCCTGCATCCGCACGACCGAGCGTCGGCCCGGTCCCTCGATCAGCGATTGGTGCCAGACGCCAGAGATGCGCAGCACTGGCCCGGTGCCAGTGACGGACGGAAGGCTCATCCCGTTAGTCGGCCGCGCGCACGCGAGGCCCTCTGGCGCACCGAGCAGGCTCGCCAGGTCAGCACCGATCTCGGAGGCGATCTCCGAGTCAGTGCTCTCGACCAGCAGGTTCCCGGCCTCCTCGTCTAACAGAGCGAGAAGGATCTCGGGCACGGCTACTTCCTCCGCTGCGCTTGCCGCTGCGCCTGAGCGGGAGCCTTGACGACTTCCTTCTCGGTCAGTTCAGCCTTCTCGACGGTCTTCGCATCGCCGCCCAGGTCCGCGAGGTCTTTGTCGAAGTCAGACTGCAGCTTGTGCATCGACTTCGGGCCTTTGAACGACACGCTCATGCCGCCGTTCTCGTCTACTTCAAAGGTGATGGTGGGCACTGAATTCTCCTTGTGTCCTGAAAGAGGAGGGCTGGCGTCCTAGTAGGACACCAGCACCCGGGTTGCACCATTGACCGTCTGCTTGCGCACGGTCGCGTTCGCGGGGATCTTGCCGAGCGCCTTGAGGCGCGGGATGGTCTTCGTCAGCACGGTCTTGATGGCCGTGTCGCCATTGACCTTGGCGTACGCCGACTGGATGGCGTCTTCGATCTTGACGGCCTTTGGACCACCCTTGGGGTCCGCGACCATCGCCGGAATGTGACCATCGGTCAGCATCGTGTACGACCCGTCAGCGGTCTTCGCGAAGCCCACGTCCACGTAGGAGTAGGTACCGATGCGCGAGAACTCTGACTTGGGGATCACGATCTCGGCTGACTGCTTGTTGTCGTAGTTGTAGTAGCCCGACAGCCGGTGGGCCTTGTCGTACACCTGGGCCTGGAGGCCGAGGGTCGCGATGGCCGCGAGCAGCACCTCTTTGTTGCGAATGCCGCTCAATGCGTAGGACGTGTAGGTGGACAGGGGATCACCCTCCTCTCTTGGTTTCGCCGTTCCTTCTTCGGCTTGATTCAATTCTAACGGACGTTCGCACGGATGCGCAACCTTTTCCTGGCCGGTTCGCTCGAAGTGATAACGGGTTATCGGTCACCGTGCGCCTCCCACCAGCGGCGTAGCTCGTCGGTCACTTCCTCCATAGGCGACGTGTCGTTGGGGTCGTGCTCGTGCGGCCAGCCGGTCCAGGCGATGCTGCCGTCGTAGCGGTGGACGCCGTAACGCACGATAGCCTGCTGCGCCTCCTTCTCGGTGTCGAACGAGAACACGGGTAGCGCCGAGCGCGTGGCTTGCCGCTCGCGCGGACCGGCCCACTGCGCAACCGGCTTGCCGCGTGTCCAGCGCGGGTTGGGCGGATCGCCCCGTTTGCGTCGGACCCTGTAACTCAGGGTTCCGTCTGCTCATATGAGGACTTGGTAGTCCCGCGTCAGGTCGTCGGCGTTGTAGGTCACTCGGTTACCTCCCAATGGGTTAGCTCGAAGCCGTGATCGCGGACCAAGTAGGCGCGCGGGCCGATCTGGATCACGTCACCGACGCTCATCGAGCGCCGCTGCTGGCCGTCTGGACGGTCGTCGGCGTTGTACTTGGCCCACAGCCGATTGCAGACGAACACGTCTTCGGGGTTGTCATCCCACCCCTCCTCGACGGGGCCGGCCTCGTACATGCCCAACTGCCAGTAGTCGCGGCACTGCTGCGCCCACTCGTCGCCCGTGTCGAACGGGAGCCACGGCATCTTCGAGCCGTCGAGCACGATCAGGTTGTTGTCGCGACTCGGGGTCTGCCCCGACAGGCGTATCCAGTCGAGGTAGTGCGTCTTCACGATCATCCTCGTCGTCTCTGCCGTCTCGATTTGCGCTGCTGGTCGCTGCGACGGCGCTGCTGGTCCCGAGCGTACTGCGCCAACCCCGCCTCGTAGCCAGCGTCGTACTGATGCCGCTCCTGGGCCAGCGAGCGCGTCCGCAGGATCGCTCCGCACTCGGGGCAGGTATGCCGCAGGCGGCTCAGCCCGTCCGCGACCTGGCGCGCGGTCTTGCGCCGTTCCTCGGGAATCTCCTCGATGCCCTGGCACTCAAGTGCACACTCCTCGTTCAGGATGACGCCGTGATAGGCGCGATGCTTCTGCCACTCGTCGTGGGCGATCTGGTCGGCGTACGTCGAAGCTCGGGGCAGGCCGCGCGTCCCATCGCGGCGTCCCCGCTCGTAGGGGTTGGGGGCCGGCATCGCTCAGTAGCAGGTATCGCAGGCGCAATGAGCGTGGCGTCCGCCACTGGCTGGCGACCCTGAGCGGCAGTTCGGGGAGCCGTTGTGGGATGGCCCAGGTCCGCCGCGCTTGCATAGCTCGCAGTCGGGGTTGTCGGCATATGCCTTGGCGCGCTCGCGCGGCGTGCCGGGCACCAGCGGTTGAGCCGCTTGGGTCGGCTGAGACATCTGTTCGGTCAGATGCCTGGCGCGCGACGGCCGGTTGACCGGGAAGCCGTTGTCTGTGCGCGGACGTGGCGCGGGCGGCGGGGGAGGTGGCGCTGCGGGGCGCTGCATCTCGCGCTCACGCTGCATCTGCATCTGGCGCTCGATGTGGCGCTCGACCTCGCGCAACGGCTCGTCGGGGGTGACATACGGGCTGATTGACCGGCGCATGGGTGGGCGCGGTCCCTGCTGGACGCAATCGAGGTGCGAGGTGCGGCCTTTGGGTCGGCCAGCTTCGGGGTCGGCGGGCAGGAAGCTCACCGTATCCCCGGCGTTGATCGGGTTGCGGCAGTCCCAACAGCGACTGTCGTATCGGGCGACTATCACGCGAGGTGTGGTGGACACTGGTTCTCCTTGCATGCTCAGTGTACCCGATCAGCGCACGTCTTCGCTAGAATTCGCACGCCGACCGGGTGGGTATCAGAAGGGCGAGTCGTCCGGCTCGGTGGCCTCGACCTCGCGCTCCAGGGCTTCTATCGGGATGGGCAGGACTTTCGGCCTGCGCGCCTCGTGCAGGATCTCCTCGATGCGGTTGAGCAACTGCCGCTCCTCGCTGACGGTGCCGAGCACGCGCCGCAACTCGCTGACGGTGTTGCCGACGAACTCCAAGTCCTCGCCGTCGAGCCGTTCCAGGGCGAAGTCTTCGAGAGCCTGCAGCAGGTTATCGACCTCGGGCTTCTCGATCAGCGTCTCGATGGTGAAGTCTTCACCCTCGCGCTCCAGGCGCTGCAAGTCGTCCAGGCGGACGCGGTACGCGCCGCCGATGCGCACGCCAGGGATGCGGCCCTGGCGAATCCATCTCCTGGCCGTGTCTTCATTCACGTCGTACCGCTCCGCGATCTGCTCGGTGTTCAGATACACGGGCGGCAGCGTCTTGGTGTTGTGGGCTAGTGCTGCGGTTTGGGTCATTTACTCCTCCATGACCGCCACGACGGTGCCGCGTCCGGCGTACTTGTCCTTGGCCGCGTCGAGCGCTGACTGGATGTCTGAGGCCAGAACGCGGTCCTGCACCTCGGTCATGCGCACCTTGACGGTGAAGAACTTGCTGCCGGGTGGCAGTGGCGTGGCGGCTGTCTCGGTGGTGTTGTTGGTGGTGGGGCTGGTGCTGTCGGTAATCACGAACTGAACGGGGGCCTCCGTGGGGGCATTGGGCGACTTGGCAGGCGTTGCCACGGCGATCTCGCTTTCGGTGGTTTCGATGGTGACGGGCGGCTCGACCGGAGCCGGGGTCGGGGCCAATTCGATCATTGGCGTCTTGATCCAGGGTTGCTTGGGGTTGCGTACTTCGATGGAGAACCGAATGCCTGCCGCCACCGCTGCCTCGGAGGTGCATACCTCCTCGACTCGCGCCTTGGGCATGTGCGTCCACTGCGATACGTGATACGCAGGGATCGGCCCCGGGTTGCGCTGCAAGTGCTGCACGACCCGCTGAATCCAGTACTCCTCGGGCACCCGCTCAGACACGACGTTCCAGACCGTTCCTGGCACGGTGTTGTACGTCGCGGCGATGTCATTGACGGGTTCGCCCGTTCGCCATAGCTCGACTATTTCCTCCTGTTCGTTGTCGGGGATCTCAGGGGCTTTCATCCGACGCGGGGCGGGGATGATGCGCGCCTGTTGTTCTTCGCGCGGCATCTCACCCTCTTGGGGTGAGGTGTCTTCTGAGGTGAGCGTGCCGGGCACACCCCAAGCGTCGAGGTCAGCCTGCGTCTCGGCACGTTCGTCCGAGATGACGGCCACTCCATTGGCTACTTCTTCAGGCACTTCTTCGACTTCGGCTTCGACTTCTTCCGCTCGCTGACGTTCGACCTCGGCCATCACCCGCCGGGCTGCCTCCCAATCGCGTTTGGTGTACGGCTCGTAGTCGCGCAAAAAGCTCTGGCGGTCCGAGCGATGTGTTCCGCTGGCCTTGCCCTGCGACATGCCAGGCTTCTCCTGTACGTAGAACACGGCGATGGGTGTCGTCTTCTTGACCTTGCATATCTGCCCCGGGTGTGGCGCGGTGATCTTGATCCAGCGTGTCCCGCCGGGAATGTTGACAACCGGCGCGTGGGATAAATCTTCGTCGGCCACTGGTCTGCTCTCCTTTCCAACGTGTGTTGGCTAGTTATAGCACGGCCTCGCACGGATACGCAAAATTGGCCTCACACGCACCAGTGAGCAAACGTTGAGAAACGCACGCGCTCGGCGTTGCCTGTGTTAGGCTCGGATGGCGTGACGACCGAGGCAACAGTCGCCCCGAGCGCCAGGCCCGTATACCTCACCACGGAGGACATTGCGGTGCGCTACGGGGTCAACGAAGACACAGCTAGAAGGTGGATTCGCCAGAAGCGCTTACCCGCGATCAGGATCGGAGGGGCGTACCGCGTACGTCTGGATGACCTGTTGCGCCTGGAGCGCACCATCGCTGCCGAGCAGAGCAGCGGCGCACCCGCCGATACCGACAACGAGCCGTTCTAACGGTCAGGGCCGCTGGCACCGTCACTTCAACGTGCAGTGCCGGCTCTGTACTCGGATGATCTGGCCGCGCGTGACATGTGTGACCAAGACACCCGCGCGCAAGTGCCCCATCCCCGACATCGCCATCTGTCCGGAGTGTCGTAAAGTCTCGGCCGTGTGAGCTTGAGCCGTGTCCGCGAGCACTTACTGGCCGAGGCGTTCGCCTTCACGCTGGTGGGTGGAGTCGCGGGCGCGATCATCGGCCTTGCCAGTGCACTGCCGCCACTGGGCACCAGCGGCACGATTGAGACAGTCGCGACTGTCGAGGCCGTGCTGCCGACCGAGGAGTCGCCGCCGACGCTGGCTCCCGTTGTCGTGCTGACACCAGGCCCTGGACAGACCACGCCAGCCGTTGTCATTGTGGTCGTGCCGCCGAGTGTTATCCCCACGGACACACCCGTTGACATACCAACTGACGTGCCCACTCAGCCACCCGCCGCAGCACCCGCGCCGACCGAGACGCCTGAGCCAACCCAGGCCCAGGTCGCGGATGTGCCCACGCCGCCACTGGTGGTTCTCCAGGCGAGCGCCAGCCGGCCCGTGCCGATCCGCGCACCGACCGTGCGGCCTCTGACGCCGCGACCGGTAGTCCGCGCCGCGCCCGTGGTTCCCAGTGTTCCCAGTTCTCAAGCTGAGCCAGTTGTGAGCGAGCCGGAACCGGAACTGGGCACGGAGCCTGACATGTCGCCGGTGTCCATCCCCACGCCCCAGGCCACGCCCGTCCCATCACAGACGCCGACGCTTCAGCCGACGCCGACTGCTGTGCCGACGAGCGCCCCAACGAGCGTTGCCCAGGTGGTGGTGACACCTCTGCCAACAGTAACCGCGACGAGCACGCCGAAACCTGCACCGAGCGCGACATCGACGCCGGTCACGCCCAGTCCGTCCCCGACGCGCAAGAAGGCGACGGGCGGCGGCAGTGCGCCCGCGCCGAGCGCCACGCCGACGCTTGCACCGCCGACCAGCGCACCGGCGACCAGCACCAGCCTGCCGACGCCCGCGCCGAGCATTGTGCCAACGCAGACGCCGCGTCCGCTGACATCTACGCCCACGCTCCTGCCAGCTACCTCCACCTCGACGGCTGGTCCGACTCGTACGCCGACCCCATGTGGCAACAACGGCATCAACTGCCGCACGCCCACACCCACGGCCACGCCTTGAGTCATGAACGATCCCATCGTCCTGATCGCGGCCATCATCGGCGCGCTCGCCGGTGCTGTCAGCTTCCTGTTCCGTCAGCTAGTGCTGACCAAGAACCACCGCATCAACGACCTGACTGACGAGCGCGACTACTGGCGCAAGATCGTGCTGGCGTTCTCGAAGCTGCCGGATGGCACCACCGTGCCCGACTACGACGCCTGGTTCCAGCAGCAGCACCGCGTCACACCCACCGGTCGCGAGCCATACCTCATCGACCGTCCACCGGAGGTGTGATGCGGTCGCCACCTCCGCGTCGTCGCGCTACCCTGCGCGACATGGCAACCACGACTCCGCGCACCTACTCAACGTGGTGGATTATCAAGCTCATCTTGCTGATCCTGGCGCTCATCTGTTTCGGGGCGGCGGGCTTCTTCGGCGTCACCAGTGCTGGCCCCGTCATGCTGGTCCCGGCTGGTCTGTTCTTTGGCTTCGGCTCGATGCTGCCCATCTAGCGATAACCGGTGATCGCTTGAGGCCGTAGGCTCGCTCGAAGGCGGCTGCGCGGTCTTGCCAGCTTGTTTGGCTCGAATCGCCTCCAGGCCCTTGCGTCCGTTGCGCTTCGCCCGGCACACGCGGCACTGGATGTGGCCCTTCGAGAGAATCCGATGTGTCCTGCATCTCGGACACAGAGGGTAGTGGTTCAGTGGTCCGCACACGCGGTGTGGATCTCACCGAACTTGGCGGCGGCGACCAGCCACACGTCGATGCTGACCGGTAGCTGGATCTTGAGCTTCTGGCCGCAGATCGTGCAGTGCACGCTCATGTCTCGATCATGCACCACGATGTGGTCGCGGCCAACGTGGAGTGTCTCAGGCATCTTCCTCAGAGTTCGGCGTCTCGCCGTCCTGGGTCGGCACGAACTGCCAGGTGTGGCCGTTGGGACACGTGCCGCGCCACATCGCACCGGTGCCCGACGTGTCAAACTCGCTGTCCAGATACAGCACGTTTTCGACGGGGCACACCAGCAGCTTGGCGTCCACGCGCTTGCCGACGATCTCGACCCAGGTCACTTCGCGTTCGATGGTCATAGCTGTCGATCTCCCGTGCGTATTCGCGGAACTACCGGCCAGTCCACGTCGTCGCGCTCGGGGAAGCCGACCTCGGGCGTCTCGGGTTCGGGCGGCGGCGGGATCTCCAGGGTCAGCGCGTACTCGTCGTACACGCGGCCCCATCCCTGGGGCACCGCGACGTTGATCGGGAAGGCGACCTCATCCCAATCCAGCGTCGGGCGGCGCTTGGTCAGGCGACACTCGCCGCGCCCGTTGACGATCAGATAGACCCGAACGCTCAGCTTGCTGGCTCCAGGGTGATGACGCCCACAGCAGGCGCGCCGGGCTGGATGTCGTACAGTCCGCTCTGCGCACGAACGTCCGCGCCGTCCGCTCCTGGCGTGGTCGCCACCACCCGGAACACACCGCTGCCCTGCAGGAAGTGGACCGTGGCCGTCTCGTCATCCGAGTCGGAATCCGAGTTGGGGTTGACGCTGACGGCGGTCGAGGCCGCGCCGGTGTCGTCCTCGGCAGTCCAGTTGGTCTGCGTTTTGTCGTGCGGGATCGAGGTGTCCAGACGGTCGTACCAGTCCACCTTGGCCGGGCAGTCGTCAGAAGGGATCGGGGTCGGGGTGGTGACGGTGGTCATGCTTTCGACTCCATTGATGAAGATGCGCCCGTAGCGAGGGAGCGCGTTCCAGTGCTCAAGTTCACGGGCAATCCCCTTGAGCGCCACGTAGATATCGGCAGCATAGTCAAGCAGGCGCGCAACCGTCTGGTCCTGCTCACTCGGCATGGCTTTCCATCAGGTTCACGATCTCGCGCGCGCGCCGCCTGAAGTGCTGCAGGATGAAATCGCTGTCGCCGTTCATGGTGTCCAGAAACAGCGCGAAGTCGCGAACAGCGGTGTGCACGAGGTCGGCCTGCTGGTCGTCCAGGGTCACACCGTTGATGCTGATGTCGATCTTGAGCTTCGGCTGCAGCGGCATCTGTCAGTTCATCGAGATCGGGCCGAGGAAGATCTGGATCTCCTTCGACTCGCCCTCGCCCACGGTGCGCACCTTCAGCGGTGTGCGCTCCTGCAGCGCCTGCTCCTGCAGCTTGATGGTCATCGCCGCCAGAGAGATGACCTTGGTGGCCTTGGCGTGCTCGCGGTTGCGGCCCCAGGCGTAGAACGTGTACAGGCAGATCACCAGCCAGAAGCCGAACAGCAGGACGCCGAGCGAGCCGTCGTCAGCCAGCCAGTGCTTGGCGTTGAACACCAGCCACCCTACATTCCAGACCGGCAGGAACACGCCCATGCCTGGCCCCCACATCCAGCCGAGCGCGCGCTTTATCTTCCGAACCATTCCCAGTGTCCTCCTGGGGGTAACGGCTTGTCATTCCAAGGGTTCTCGGGTGGTGGATTCCACTCCCCCGAGCGCGCCACGGCCTTCCCGATGTCTCGCGCGTACTTTGCCAGTGTGCGCACGATCTCGTCGTCATGGGGCGTGTCAGCGGGAAACATCATACGGGTTCGCACATTGCCAGGGCGATGTGGATCGAGCACCAGCCAGATGGCGCAGCCGGCGGCGCGCAGATCTCTAACGAAGGCATCCGCCAGGGCTGGCGGCAGGCCCGTGTCCTCCACGAGCCAGTCGTCGGGCGGCTTCAGGATCTTGTCGCGCTCGCGCCTGCTGCGCTTGCTCACGCCAGAACTCTGTCATGAACGCCCGCTGCGCGGCATCTACCTGCTCCCATGTCGGGCGGCTCGGGTCGTCCTCGTCCAGGCCAACGTGGTCGATCAGCAACCGGCGAAATCGCTCAGAAGCCTCGCTCACGCGCTCTCAGAAGGCTAGACCGCTGCCGTCGCCCTCGGTCGTGTCTTCGGTCGTCTCCGCAGGCGGTGGGCTGGCGGGCCTGCTAGGGGCCTCTGCGGGCCGATCCTCGTAGTTGCGCTCGAAGATCTCGCCGTAGCGACGGGCGTTCATGGTCTGGCGTGCCGCCCCGAGCGCGGCCAGTAGCTCTGCGGCCTGCTCGTCGGTGGCCGTCTGCAGGAACGCCGAGAGACTGCCGGTGCGACCGGTGTGGTGCAGGATGAACGCCGCGCGACCGGCGTCGGTCGCCAGGTCGTGCACGCGGCCCTCGTTCTCCCAGGTCACACCGCGCGCCATCGCGTGCCAGCTTCTGGTCCAGTGGGCTTGATCGGCGCGACCGCCAGCTTCGAGGATCAGCATCTGCTCCTCGGTCGGCTCCTCCACCTCGACCTCGACCGGGCCGTCGTTCGCCAACTCCTCGTACGTCGGCATGTCCGGCGCGGGCAGCATCAACTGAGCGCCCTCGCGCAGCGCCTGGGTCGCGATCTCGCGAAAGGTGCGCGATCCGAGTCGGACGCCTTCGGGCGGGGTCGTCACGATGGACCAGACTGGGATCTGACGCATGGTGCCGTCCGGCCCGCTGACGTTGGGGCGGTGCACGATCTTCAACTGGAAGGGCAGGCCCGCGATCTTGCCGTGGGTGAACTGAGACGTGAAGGCAAGCTGGCCTAAGATGTTGCGGACCGAGTGGCGGCTGGTCGTTCTTATTGCATACACGCCCAGGCCATCAGGGAAGATCACTTCGCTGCCGCCCTCGGTCCACTCGGCCAGCACGAAGAAGATGCGCGTGTCGGCCTTGCACGTGCGCACCAGGCGCTCGTACTCGGAGCTACCGGCGGGGAAGACTCGGTGCAGCGGCTGGCCGTGGTTGGCCTCCATCGTCTGCGGCCTGTTGTCGATGTAGGTAATCTGAGTCCCATCGCCATAGGCTTCCAGGCGCGTGCTGCTGTAGCGACTGAAGATGGTGTTGATGAACGCCTGCGGCGAATCGAGCGGAAAGGCAATCGTCAGGTGTCCCCAGGCGTTTTCCTCAAGGATGCGCCGCAGCCCGGGAGCCTGGTTGAGCGGGTCATGCAGATGGATCTGCTGCTCGTCGCCAGGGCGTGTAGCTCGCGGCAGGCCGACGTGACCGTCGCGGCCCTGGGCGCGATAGCCGGCTGAAATCAACGCCAGTGGCGTGACGCGCGGTGTCTCCGACGAATAGCCGCCGGCGTACGGGTCCAGGCGTCTGAATTCAGGAGTCGCTTGCTGGATGCTGGTGGTGGTCACCATCGTTCTCCTACGACCAGAAAGAGCAGGCCCGCGAAGACCAGCATGGCGACGATCATCGCCACGTGGGTCCACGGATTTTCGAGCCAGCAGTAGTGCGGCTTGTCGGGGTAGAAGCCGCCGAGCAGCGGCATCTGCGGTTGCGGGTGGTGGTGTGGCTTGCGCTTCACCGTGTCAAAAGTGTGGTCGAACCGAAGGTACGCAGTCGGCGGTTTGCCTCGGCTCGCGCGCTGTGATGGCCGATGTGGAAGTGCTCGCCGTGATTGCCAATCAGACATGGGTACACGTCCAGCAGCACGCCGTGGCGTCCGTACGCGCCATTCGCGGCGTCCCGCGCTTCGTCTTCGGTCCAGTAGAGCTTCTTCTTGAAGCACGCTTCATACGCGCTCTGGTTGGCGTTCATTGACATCCTTTCGTGGCAGGGGCAGGGTGACGCCGCCTGTCGGCCGGTTGGCACGCCAGGCACTAAACGTTCTGAGGAACTCGGTGTCGTAGTCGCGCGAGGTGTCGCACCAGCGCGGGTCAGTCCGACACTGCGGACACTTCTGCTGGTGCTTCTCCTTGGCGATCAGCGTCTCCAGCGCGCCATTGGCGAGCATGCACACGCGGTCGTGATTGGGCGGTAGTTGGGTGGTGGGCACTCGGATCTCCTTTGCTCAGTGCCAGTAGTGCTGGAGCAGGATGACGGCGACCAGCATGAGCGCCAGCAGGCCCATGCCGATCAGGTACCAGACGGTCAGGGTGCTCACACGCTCACGGAGTAAGCCGACCTCCTGTGTGCTTGCCATGTTCACCAGGCGCGCCTCGTTCTGCGTCGTGCGCTTGTCGAGTAGCTCGATGGCCGTGGGTGGCTTCGGCACCAGCGCGCGCAGCCGCTCGATCTCCTTCTCGGAGCCAGCGATGGCGGCAACGGCTGTCTCGTGCTCGGCGGTCATCTGCGCTCGCAGGCGCACGATCTCGTCCTCGATGATGGCGTAGAACGGCTCGCCCGGCGGCCACTCCAGCCCCAGGCGCTCGACCATCCTGGCCTGGATCTCGTGCTCGACGGCCAGCCCGCCCGTGCCTGCTTCGTAGCCCTCGCGGTGGCCGGTTTCGTACTCGCTCTCGATTGGCTCATCGCCCCCAGGGACAGCCGCAGGTATCGGAGTGGTGGGTGAGGATGTGGACGGCAATCGCCCACCAGCGCCGGAGTCGCTCACCCACCGGTCCCTCGGTACCCCGGTCCTCGGTCGCCACCGGCCAGCCCAGGCCCGTCGCCTGACTCGCACGCGCAGCGCGAAGTGGGTGCGCCGCAGTCTTCGCACGGTACGTTGACCGTGGTCATGCACCAGTCCCTGCGGTGCTCGGGGTGGCCGCAGTCGGCGCATGTCATACGTGTGACATGCTCGGTCACCACGGATCTGCCTCCGTGCCGCTGCCGTTGCTGCTGAGGGCAGGAAGCTCGGCGGGTTCAACGAAGCTGTCCCACTCGTCCTGCTCGTTGGGCCGTTCGTTCAACCAGATCAGGAAGTCGCTGAGCGCCGCCAGGTGCGGGCTGAGCGAGCCGGACATGCGGGCACTCCACTGCGCGCCGCGACGGAAGCCCATCTCGAAGATCTCGCGCTGGCTGTAGTCGGTCAGGTTGCGCCCGTGGATCGAAGACCACCATGCGTGCTCGATGGCCGCGTGTGGATCGCGCGTGACTTCGCGCTCGGTCACTCTCGAAGCGTACGCCAGCATCATTCCCAGTCCACCCGTACCGGCGCGCCCGAGGACGCACGGAAGCGCGCATCCCGCTCGTTGGCCCACATCACCAGCGCGACCCAGGCCAGGATGACGCCTGTCACGAACGCCAGCACCAGGCTCACTCGCCGTTTCATGATTTCGTAGTTTATAACAAACGATCACACGAGCAGAACAGATTTGCGAGGCGTACCGTGACCGACATGACCAGCCCCATACACCAGCCCGTTCGCATACGTCGCGTCAAAGGCCCGCAACCCGGCGACCATCTCTTTTGTGAGATCTGCGGGGTGAGATGGCCGTGTCTGCTCGCCTCGGAAGCCGCACAGAAACGCGCACGGGAAAGTGCCCAAAATGTGCCACGCCGGGACGTACCAACGACCCAGGGGCGGGGCTACTATGGCGGGACCGCCCCGGTCTAGACCTCAACCTCAGCCCCTTAAATTGCAAGCGCCCGAGGCGGCAACCAGGGGCGCTTGCGGAAAGTGAAGAACACCTCCCATGTGTGCGTGCAGAGATGCTTCGCGCGTAATGCTATATGCACGTTCCAGACCTGACAACTGGTTCTGTGTAAATTTCTCGCATACGTTCAGTTATCTGCCGGCAACGACATGACGCTGACCGACTCGCGTACTGCCGCCGAGCAAATCCTGGCGGCGATGGAGTGCAGCCAGTCGCGATGTCGATGTCAGATCTCTACCCGTCGCGGCCACGGCAACACCCACTGCCCGGTCCATCAGGACAATAGCCCGAGCTTCGGCGTCGTCGTCCGCAACGGCTCGCTGCTGACGCACTGCTACTCGGGCTGCTCGCAGACCTCGGTCGTGGAGGCGCTCAAGGCGCGCGGGGTGTGGCCCGAGCGCGAGGCGACCTACGTCGCGGACAAAGAGATCCTGGCCGAGTACGACTACAAGGACGCGGACGGCCACGTGCTGTACCAGGCGGTGCGCTACTGGCCCAAAGAGTTCAAGCAACGCAGGCCCGCCGGTCAGCCCGGGCGCTGGACGTGGAACCTCGAAGGCGTGCAGCGCGTGCTGTACCGCCTGCCGGATCTGCTGCACGCCGAACCCAATCGGGTGCGCTGGATTCTCGAAGGCGAGAAGGACGTGGACCGCGCCTGGGCGTCCGGCCTGGTGGCGACATGCAACGTCGGAGGTGCTGGCAAATGGCGCGACGACTACGCCGATACATTCCGTGGCAAAAAAGTGGTCATCGTTGTGGACAACGACGACCCGGGTCGCAACCACGCCCGCGACATCGCGCGCTCCCTGACCGGAGTCGCCGCTGAGATCTTCTGGCTCGAACTGCCTGGGCTGGACGACCACGGTGACCTGAGCGACTGGTTTGACGACGGCGGCACGCTCGCCCAACTGCAGGACTTGCTCAAGCAAGCCAGCCATCCCGACGTGCAGCCGAAGCGCGGCCCCGAGATGCAAGTCACCTCCGACGAGATCCTGTACTCGTGGCCCGAGGAGCAGATCAGGTGCACCTTCTCGCGGCTGCGCGAGACGGACAGCAGCATGTTGCGCGGGTACATCGAGGTCGTCTCGCAGCGCCCCGACGCTGGCGACAATGGTCTGGTCACCTGGCAGCACATCAACCTGACCAATCAAACGGACAAGGACCGCATCGCGAAGCGTCTGGTCAAGGCCGCGCCGCGCGACGAAGACCTGTGGGTCCACGACGTGGAGATCGCCTTCCGCGAGGTGGCGCGCGCGTTCATGACCGTTCCGCCGCCGCAAGACCTGGCGGACGTAGCTGAAAGCACCGCGCAGTCAGGCTACCTGTTCCGGCCCATCGCGCCCCACGGCCAGGTGTGTGAGTTCCTGGCCGACCAGGGCACGACAAAGAGCTACCTGATCCTGTACTTGCTGATGTGCACCGCGCTCGGCCGCGAGTCGATCTTCGGTATGCCAACCGTGGTCGGACCGGCGATCTTCTTCGATTGGGAAACCGACATCGAGACGGTGCGCCGACGCCTGGGCTGGATCTCACGCGGCATGGGCCTACTCGAACCGCCGCGCGGCCTGCACTACGTCAACATGTCAGATCGCGGCAAGCTCATGGACCGCGCCCGCGACATGCGGCACCAGATCGCCACGACCGGCGCGGTTGCCATCGGCATCGACAGCCTGACGTTCGCTACCGGCGGCGACCTGGCCGGTTCAGACATCAGCGCACCCACGATGAGCGCTATCGGTGGCCTCGGACCCGGGGTCACCAAACTGGTTAGCACCCACCCACCCAAAGCCTCGCGCAAAGGAGACGCTACCGATGTATCGGCTGTAGGCAGCGGCCTGTTTGAGTTCCGCGCTCGCGGTATCTGGCACTTGCAGCGGCCCCGAGAGTTCTCCCCCTCGTTCATTGTCAGCATGACGCAGCACAAGAACAGCGACGACGAACGCTTCGGGCCGCTCTATTACCGTGTCAGCTTTGACCGCAACCGTCAGGCCGTGTCGTTCTCGAATGCAACTGCTGATGACGAACCTGAACTGTCCAACCGAGTCGAGAGCGCACGTTCAAAGATCCTGCGGTACCTGCAGCGCATCCCCGCGCACCAGGCCAACATCTCAAGCATCGCACGCGAGATCGAGGAGCGACCCGACACAGTACGTAGAACCTGCAACCGAATGGAAGACGTGCTCCAGCGACTCGGCAGCGATAGCGCCACTGCAGTTTGGGCTTTACGCCAGAACACCAACGGTACCAACGGCCACGTCCGTGTTGATGTCCGGGACACTGAGATACTTGTCCCGGGACAGTCCCGGAGCACCGACGATCCGCAGATTGGTGGCGAAAATGGCGACCAGACTGACGATGGGCAGGACTTGCCCTGGTGAACTCAAACAAACTCGACCGGGACATGTCCCGGGACAACCCTGAGATTCGGGTAGACACCGGGACAACCAGGCCCCCCTTAAGGGGGTGGGGCCGTGTCCCGGCCAGGTGTCTCGGTTCGACTAGTGTCGAGGGTGGCGATGGCGAAAGCTAAACGCCGAACGCCGTCGAGCGGCCGAATGCTCAGGACGGTCGGCAAGGTGTGGGACTGTGCGAGGTGCATGGACCAGATGCTTGGCGATCTGCCGCCGGGCGAACGGTGTTGGGAGCACAACCCGACACCCGAGGAGCGCGAGGCGCATCCCGAGCGCTATTCGAGATCGAAATTCGCAGGATCAGCGACTTTGAAGGAGGACAAGGCTCCGTCATGACGATTCTCGACAGTCTCGAAGCCGAGGTGGAGGTGCTCGACCTGGCGCAGGGCCTGGACACCACCGACCTCGAAGGCAAAGACGACGACACGCTCATCAGTGAGGCCCGCTGGCACGTCGAGCAGGCGCGCTTCCATCACGGCCAGTCGCTGCTGCACGGCCAGGAGGCCGGTCGGCGGCTGCTGGTGCTGCACGCCAGGACCGCACGTCGAGGTCGCTCTGGCGAGTTCTCCAACGCGCTGGTCGAGGAAGTCGGCATCTCGCGCAGCCACGCCTACAACCTGATGGAGCTTGCGCGGCCAGAAAACGTCCAGCGCGTTGGACAATTAGCCGAAGACCCGGACGCCTCGATCCGCCAGGCACTGGAGATGCTGCACGCCGAGCGCCGTGAGGAGCGCCGCGAAGCTGCACGCGCCGAGCGACAGGCGCGCATGCAGTTCCCGGCACCGGTGGATCTGCCCGCCAACTTCAACATCGACGTGGCTGAGATGCCAGCGCTGCCCATCCCGGACGGGTTGGCCGACTTGATCGTCACGTCGCCGCCGTACGGCCTGGGCATGGCGTACCACGAGTCTGATGACTCTGAGGGCTACGAGACGTATCTGACGCACGCGCTCGAATGGTCCGATGAGCTATTCCGGGTGGCCGGGCCGCAGGGTCGTCTGTGCCTGAACGTGCCACTGGACATCTCACACGACGGCGGCTACTTCGCGCCGAAGCCGATCTACGCCGACTGGGTGGGCGCACTCAAGGAGGCCGGCTGGCGCTACCGCACGACGATTGTGTGGAACGAGGACAACATCACGCGGACGACGGCGCGTGGCAGCGTGGACAGCCCCAACTCGCCGCACGCCATCGCCCGGGTGGAGATGATCGCCGTGATGTACAAGGGCATGTGGAATCTGGAGCGCCAGGGCCAGTCGGCGGACATCACCCACGACGAGTGGCTCGACTGGACCAACGGCTTGTGGACGTTCCCGGGTGCCAGCCCGATCTCGCCGGATCACTGCCCGGCCCCGTTCCCCGAGGAGTTGCCGAGGCGCTGCATTCGGCTGTTCAGCTTCCCGAATGACGTGATCTTGGACCCGTTCGTGGGCAGTGGCACCACCGGCGTGGTGGCGTACGAGACGGGCAGGCAGTTCTACGGCTTCGACCGCTCCGCGCTGTACATTGAGCAGGCCCGTGAGCGAGTATCAAGCGCCATCGCTCGTCTGCGCACGAACGGGCACATGGCGCAACCACGACAGCCCGCCTCTGAGTTTCAGGGAGCAGCAGCAGGTTTTTGAGTGGCAGATCTATCTCCACGCGGTAAAGACTTGCGAGCAGTGCGGCTGTCTGCTGCCGGTGGAGGTCTTCGAGGGGTGGGGGTGCCAGCCCTGCAACGAGTGCGACGAGCAGAACCAGCGGGCGAAGCGGTCGGGCTGGCCTCCAAAGGAAGTCCTCGCGCTACGGCGTTGAAGCGATAACGGGTTATCACTTGAGCATCACCCTGCTGGAAGGCGACTGTCGGGTGACGCTGGCGAGTGTCGAGTCTGGTAGCGTGCAGTGCGCGATTACCTCGCCGCCCTACTACTCGCTGCGAGACTACGGCCTGTCGGATCTGGAGTGGGCTGACGGCTGGCGTGGCGCGCTCGGTCTGGAGCCGTCGCCAGATCAGTACGTCAACCACGTGGTCGAGTGCCTCGGTCACCTCGAACGGGTGCTGCGCGAGGACGGTGTGCTGTGGCTGAACCTGGGCGACAGCTACGCCGACAAAGACTTGCGGCTGCTGCCGTTTCGCGTGGTGACGGCACTCCAGGCGCGTGGCTGGTACGTGCGCAGCGTGATCCCGTGGTTGAAGCGCAACGCGAAGCCCGAGAACGTCAGGGATCGGCCGACGACATCGAGCGAGCACGTGTTTCTGCTGGCGCGCTCGGAGCAGTACTACTGGAACCTCGATGCGGTGCGGGTGCCCAACAGCCGTGAGTACGCTCGCGCTGGTGGGCGGTGGGCGCTGGCGGGTGCGGACGAACTGACCGGCCTCAGACGCAACGGCACCTCGCAGAATGGTCTGGCGGCACATGCCAGCAACCCCGCTGGTCGCAATCGTCGCAACACGGACTGGTTCTTCGAGTCCTGGCAGGGGCTGATGCTGGACGAAGAAGGCGAGCCGCTGGCGCTGGTGGTCAACGGTGCGCAGTTCAGCGGGCCGCACTACGCGACGTTTCCGCCCAGGCTGATCGAGCCGATGGTGCTCGCCAGCACACGCGCCGGTGATCTGGTGCTCGATCCGTTCGCCGGCTCAGGGACAGTCGGCCTGGTGGCCGACCGCCTCGGGCGTAACGCCCTGTTGTGTGAGCTAAAACCTGACTACGCAAACATCGCCGGTGAACGGATCACCGGCGATGCCCCGCTGTTCGTACAGCTAGAAGCGTTCTAGCTGCGGCGTCGGCTGGTGCCGAGGACACCCCCGATGTGCGAGCCGATCAGGTGGTCTTCGGCGTACAGACCGAGTAGCGAGAAGGTGAGCCACTTGGCGTCGGTCAGATCGAGCGTGCTGGCCTCGGGACCGAGGCGTTCCCTGACTGCCAGGAAGTGGGCGATCCTTGCACAGATTTCCTGACCGTACACGTAGCGGACGGCAGTGGTGACGCGCGCCTGGGCCGAGGGATTGTCCGGGTAGCGCTGCTGCCAGTACGCGATCACGTCGGTGATGACGAAGTGGTCGGCGTTCAACTTGACGCGGTTCTGGACGTGCACGTACTCGGCCAGGATGCCCTCACCGAAGCCACCGTCGCGCGCGTTCATCCAGACCGGCTTGGGTGGCAGTGGCGGGGTTTCGGCGTCCTGGGCAACCGCTGGTCGGCCCCTGCTGGCACGCAGGCCGATGGCGAGCGTGCGCACCACGCGGCGCGGACCGTGATGTGTCGTGCGCGTTGTGGTCGTTGTGGTGCTCGTGGTGTCGGTCGTGGTGGTGCGGTCATGCTGACGCGGTAGCACCTGGCCGGGTTCGGTTGGCTCGCACGTGCCGTTGGCCGTTGCGGTGTTGTTGGTGACGCGCTGCTTGAGTCTGGACCAGATCATCGACCAGCGCTCACCGAACTTGTCCTGCAGCTTGTGCTGCAGATCCTTGTCCTCTGGCTCCACGCGGCGAGCGGCGTCGAGCGCCGCTCTGATCTCCTCCGGCAGTCGGCTCCAGAAGGCTTGTCCCCAATCCGCCCAGGGCAGGCTGGAGCCGGCCTTGTACGGTCCGCCCCGGGTGACCAGGCGGTTGCGCGACTGCTCGGGGAACACGCCGAAGGTACGCGGGTCGTCTTCGTCGTGGGCGACGGGCGGCTCAACAATCAGCCACAGTCGCTCGCGGACAGCCCCCTCCATGATGCCGAAGGAGTTCCAGATCGCTGGTTGCTTGCTCAGGTCGTAGAGTTCGTTGCGGAACAGGGCCGCGACGTAGCCGTTCTGCGAGCCGTAGTCGTGGATAAACGGCCGGTCGCCCTCCCACAGGAACCAGTGCGCGCGCGTGGTATCAGGCAGCACGACCGTGCCGTGTGGTCCGGCGTGGCCCTGGCGCTGGCCGGGTGAAAAGAGTTCCACCCCGTCGATGAAGTGGCGTGCACCGTTGATGGTGCGCGAGTTGGGCTTCGCGCCTTCGTCGTAGCCCGCTGCGCGACGGATCGCGATCTCCTCGATGGTTTCCGACCGGTCGGCGCGTGAGCGCGGCCAGTAGCGCTCCTCAGCGTGGCGCAGTTCCTCGACGGTCAGGGTGATGCCTGCGGGGATCTCCCACAGGCGCGTATTCAGGTACAGGGGCAGGGCTTTGGTGGCCGAGGTATCGCGGTCAGGATCGTTGGTGATGGTGTTCTGATCCAGGCTGTTACCGAGCAGCACCATCACCGTGCCGTGGGCGTCCGGGCCATGCGGGGCGCTGCCGTCAGCGGGTGGCTGACGCACCCACTCGGGCGCAACGGTGGACCAGTCGATGCCGCGCAGCAGATCCGGGCTGTCATCCTCGTCCTCGACGTACGGGTCGAGCACGCTCAGGTAGGTGTTGTCGTCCTCACTCCAGACTTGCTTGAGGCCGTACTCGCCGTCCTCGCCGCGCTTGATCCAGATCATCGAGGCGATGCCCTCGAAGTACGTGATGACGACGACACCCTCCTGATTCCAGGGCAGCGTCGAGGCTTTGAAGCCGACACCGTAGTTCTCGATCAAGCCACCGATGGGTTTGCCGCCGCCGCCGAAGACGTTCAGGAATTCGGGAACTTGGTCCGGGTGGATGCCGCTGCCGTTGTCGGCAATGATGCGCCGATAGATGCCGTGGAGTTCGACGCCTTGCCACTCCAGGCCGAACAGAATCTGAGTCGCGCCGGCCTCGGCGCTATTCAGGAAGCCCTCGCGCACCCACTGAAACGGACCACCCGTTTCGTACGCGCGCTGGACGAAGTACTGCAGGAGTCCAACCTGCATCGGAGACAGAGGTGTTGTCACCTGTCCCTCCTTCGGATATGAAGATCACCAGGCCCAGGCTGTCAGCCTGGCCCATGTGTCGGGCACACTATAGGTGAAAACATGTTAGATCCACGTAATAGAAGTGTTTCCATGCCATTACAAGCGAAACCACGCAAGCCCAGGCCCGCTGAGCGCGGCGTCAGGATCGAGCCGCGCCTGGTGGTGCAGTTCGAGGTCTTCGGAGAGCCGGTCGCCAAGGCTCGCCCGCGTGTGGTCGTCAGCGGTGGCCGGCGGGCGTTCACGCCGTCGCGCACGGTGCGCGGGGAGCAGCATGTGCAGCAATGCTGCTTCGTCTCGAACCCGAGGCTCAGGCCGGTCGAAGGGTTAGTCTGCCTGAAGCTGCGCTTCTACCTGGGCGGGTTGGGTCGTGCGGATCTCGACAATCTGGTGAAGTTGGTGTCAGATGCGCTCAACGGGATCGCCTGGCACGACGACGCTCAGGTCACGAAGTTAGATGCCGAGATGTTCCTGTTCGAGCCGAACCCCAGGACCGAAGTTGAGGTCTGGTTGCTGGCAATCCCTGCCTGAAGATGAGCTAACGTAAGCGTTGCCATGACACAAAGTGCAGGCCCCAACCACTGGTGGGTGCCGACTGCGGCGCTTGACGCGACCCGCATTGGCGGGCAGCAGTACACCGGCAACGAGGTCCGCGAGGTGATGCAGGCGTTGCAGCACACCTACTACGCGCGGCCCCTGAACACGGCCAGCATTGCCATCCAGACCGGCGTCCCGGGCAGGACCATCCGTCAGATCGTCTCGGACTTGGATGGTCGGGTGATGCTCGTCGGCAAGCGCGCCTCAGGCATGTTCGTGTGCCACTACGCCGACGAAGCTGCCGAGTACACCACCGCGCTCGACAAGCACTGGCGCTCAGAACGCGAGCGCGTGAGGAGGCGGCGGGCTTTCTCCGAGAACCTGCCACGCCGCCAGGGGATGATGTTCGATGACCTCGGCTATTCAGACGAGGACGAGGACGAAGATCTCTAGCTAGGGATCAACGACCAGAACGCACGTGTACGTGCCGGGCTTGAGGCCATTAGCAGTGACGGCATCCTGACCGGCCGGACCCTGCGGCGAGTTGCCGACGTTGTTGCCGCCCGAGTCCTTGCACGTGATGGTGGTCTGTGTGCCACCCACGGTTGCTTCGGACTTGGCCGTGGCGGTGATGTCGGTCAGCGGCGCGTCAGAAAACGTGGTGATGTTGGTGGTGTTGGCGCACGTGCTACCCGCACTCAGCACCGCGCCCTGCGAAGCGGTGTCGATGGCGAAGCCGCCGGGTGCTGCCGTCTCGGTCCACGTGTAGCTCCCCTGCACCAGATTGCCGACACAGAAGATGCCATTGGCGTCAGTCGTGCCTGAGCCAACCTGGGTGCCGCCGGAGTCCTTCAAGGTGAACGTCGCGCCAGCGAGCGCCACGCTGCCCTTGTCGGACACCTTCTTGACGGCCAGCGCACCCTTGGCCTGGTCGTGGAACGTAATGACGAACGGCGTCGTCGGACAGCTACTCACCGCGTTGATGGTGACCGTCTGCGGCTGATCGAGGATCACGTAGCCTGGAGGCGCGGCTGTCTCGGTCCACGTGTAGGTGCCCTGGTTGAGGCTACCGACGCAGAAGGTGCCGTCTGCACCCGTGGTGCCGGAGCCGACCTGAGCGCCACCCGAGTCCTTGAGGGTAAACGTTGCGCCCGCGAGGGCAGCACCCGTCTGGCTGTCCACCTTCTTGACGGCGGTCGCGCCGCACGTGTTGATGTTGGACGGACCTGGGGCGATGTAGTCCTTCATGGTGGCCGTGAGCGAGGTGGAGCTACGCGCCTTGCTCCACGCCTGCTGGAAGGCTTCACACGCGCCGGGTGGGACCAACTGCGAGGCGTCGAGGTCGATGACAGCTTCACCGAACAGACCGTTGGATGAGATCGACGCCTCAAATGTCGGCGTGGCGTCGGCCTTCCAGCACGGCGTTTGCTGCGAGCCACCAGCGGCGCACAGGCTCTTGGGGCCAGTCGTCACCCACTCGAAGACGCGGATGGTTGGTGAGCCACCACCCTGGGCGAAGTCGTACAGGAACAGCAGGTCGCCAGCGGTGCGACCCAACGTGACCGTGCCTGGGGATGCCACGCCGAACTGCGCCTTGTTGAACTCGAAGTCGATGTTGGCATCACCGTTGTTCGAGGCGCGCGTCCAGCCCAGGTACAGGAAGGTGTGGGTCGCGCCACCGACAGTGCCGGTGCCGCCATCCACGTTGAACTTGGTCAGGTCGTTCTTGTTCGGTGGGATGCCGCCGAAGCCGAGTTGAACGTTCTGGAAGTCGTCTTCCTTCGCGCCCTGGGCGAAGGAGTCGTCGGTGGCGCTACCTGAGGGTAGGTCGTTGATGGCCGGTGGGAACGGTGTGGGCGTCGTGTCCAGCGTGCCGTCGTGACCGTTGAAGGGCGAACCCGTCAGGGTCGAGCCACTGTCGGCCGAAACGCTAACGACCGAGGCGGTCAGCAAGCCGGCCAGCAGCAGCGTTGCCGACAGCAAGGTCGCGAAAGTAAAGCGCAGACGCATAGGTGCTCCTACGTGAAAGGACTGGGGCCTACGAACGATCAGCAGGGGCGGCTCCGTGCAGTGGTCACCTCCCGGGAGTGGCGTCAGGGCGCAGAGCGCGCCCCATAATAAGGCCCGGGCAACTCCCCGTCTGCCCGGGCCTCCGAAGTGTTTACGGTGACTTACGCGGGAGTTGCTTTGCCGTCTGTTTGCAGCGCGGCGAGCTTGGCCCGCGTACGATCCAGGCGCTTCTGCGCCCGTTCCAGCTTGCGCTGGCGCTTGGTCAATTTGCGTTCCAGGCGTGCCTGCCTGAGCTTGGTATCGGTGATGCTGGACACGGCAATAAGCTCCATCGTCATCATGATGTCGGGTCGCACAACTGGCGGATCTCGTCGTGGCTGAGGCCGAGTATCCACTCGGCCAGCGCCCGAAGATCGTCGGCGTTGTCACCCAGGGGCAGGCGGGCAAAGCCTGAGTAGTTGGCCTGGTTGTCGGTGTGCATCGCCTCCTCGTCACCGATGGAGACGATCCACATCACCTTGCGGGTCAGGCCGATGGGCGTGATAGCCACTCAATCCTCCTCGTCGTCGTCTTCAAGGTCGTAGTTGAAGCTCGGCAGCGCGAAGCGCTCGACGGCGCGGCGTGCCTCGGCGTCGATGGTCATGCTGTCGTCGTCTTCCGGCACGGGCGCGTCCGGCAGCGTAGCGCGCACGCGGGCGATTGCCCCCTCCAGAAAGTCCAGGGCCGGTCCGATCTCGGCCAGCCAGTGGCGCTGCTGCTGCAGCATGGGTGAGGCGAGCGCCTCGGCCAGGTCGATGTACGACTGCCCGTCGCGCTCGATGCGGCGGGTGGCGCGGCCCAGGAAGCTGATGTTGGTCATCGACGGCATGCCGAGCGCGCTCTCCTCGGTGATGCGGCGGGCCGTCTCGCGCCCGTTGAGATACTGCTCGTGCATCTCGACCACGTACTCGGCCCGCGCCTCGAAGAACGCGCGCTCGGCCACCGATGCCGCGCCGTCCTGCCGGTCGTTGACGACATCCTTGAGCAGGGCGCTGTCGGCCAGCAGCGCGATCAGTGTGGCCTTGCGCTCCTCCTCGGTGGCCGGTGCCACCCAGTTGGTTGCCAGGGTGCGGCCCATCAGCGCGCGGATGTCGTTGACCCGCCAGCGACCGTTTCGGGCGTCGGCCGGCGCGGGCGAGTTCAGCACCATGTCGAACAGTTCGGCGCGCTTGCTGGCCTCGGACAGGCCGATCTCCTCGAACACCGTCCAGCTACCGCACGAGCGGAAGTTGGGGTGGGCGCGCACTTCGGACGGGATGCGCTCGGCCACCAGGCCGCGCGTCTTGAGCGTGCTGAGCGCCTTGTTGGTGCGCTCGGCAATCCTGGCGAGGGTGCCCTTCGGGTCGATGGCGTCGTCGGCGCGCACGAACTGGCACACGATGTCGCCAGTTTCCAGCGCCACGTCGAAGACGGTCGTTTCCTCGCGGCGGTCCAGTTCGAGGATGCGCTCGACGGCCTGGTCCTCGGTCATTTCGAGTTGGAGCGGCAGTGGTTCGGCCACTGCCACCGGCCGGAGCTTGCGCCCCGGCGAGGTGGTGTTGGACATGGTTAGTTCTGCGGCTCCTGCGTCGGCTCGTCCGTGGCCGGTGGCTCGGGGGTGGGCTGCGGGTCGGTGGTGGGCTGCGGGTCGGTGGTGGGCTGCGGGTCGGCGGGCTTCGGCGGCAGCGCCGGGGTCGGCGTGTTGATCGGGGCCATCAGCATCGTCATCTCCTGCAGGCCCATCGCGAAGTCGGCGTTGACATCACCGGCGAGTTCGGGCTGGCGCTGCACGATCAGCGCGCGCATCTGCACGGCCGTTCGGACGCTGGAGACGGCGCGCTGGATGCGGCCGGTGCCGAGCCGTCGCACGGCCACCGGGTCGTTGGTGATGTAGCGCGAGGTGCCGAACTTCTGGCCGTTGCGCGTGGTCGGGATGTCGGCCAGGAACGAGCGGCCGTCGCCGTTGATCGCGCTCTGCACGCGGCCATCGGCTTTGGTCGAGGTGTACGTCGAGTAGATGTCGCCCAGGGCGAAGATGTCGGTCAGGTCTTCATCCGCTACGGTGATGTTGAAGACCTTGGGCAGCATCTCGCTGACGATGGCGGTGTAGGTGCCGTCGCGGTCGGCACGGGCCTGCTCGCGGGTGGCGCGTGGCAGGTTGTTGATGATGGCGGCGGTCAGCGACTCGGGGTCGATGCGCTCGCCGTCGTCGCGCAGGTAATTGCCTGCGGCCAGGATCTGGATGACGCGGTTCGAGTAGCTCAAAACCTTGACCTTTCGCTCCAGAGATGAGCGGTGGGCACTGGTATCCGATGTGTACGCGCTGCTCCTGCGGTGTGGTGGCCTCCCTCCAGCGATGTGGGGAGCCACTCTACACCATTTTCCGCAAGCGTGCACACATCTTCGCTGTTACCAGCCTGTAACTGCCTCGCGCCGATCAGAGCGGAAGTTCTCCTTGGTGGTCGGTCCGTCCAGGCCGTAGCTCGCCGCCAGCATCTTGTCGAAGCTGGAAGTCACCGGTCCGTTGCGGCCCTCGTCGGTAGGCACGCTGAATTCGCGGCGGCGCATGAAGCGCACACACGTGGTGCACAACAGGCCCTCGGGCGATCTATGCGCTCGACGCGACTCGTTGGCGCAGGCGTAGCACGTCACGCCGCCCGGCCAGCCGAGGTCGTCGTCGGCGTCTCGTTGCAGATCGCCGGCGATCTCCTCGGCCTCACCGAGGCGGATGGTGGGTGGTTGCCAGGCTTCGTCGTGGTGCCGAGGCTCGTACTCAGGGCGACGGCGCTCAGTCGTCGTCGCCGTCCTCCTCCTCCTCGTCTGGTGCTGGCGTAGCGGCGTCGTATGCCTCGTCCTCCAGCTTGTAAGCCAGCCGATGAAGCTCGCGGGCGATGGCATCCTTCTCGTCCGCCAGGGCGGATCGGTAGGCGTCCTCGTCGCGCACGGCATCGAGCGCCGATCTGAGCAGCGCCTCAAGCTGATCCGGTGGCAACGCTTCGAGTTCCACCTTGTAGCCATCGACCGTGCCGTCTGGATTTTCTCGGCGCAGCGGCCAGTCGGCGGGCGGGTTGGCGAAGTACTCGCGCACCGCCTCGGGCTGCGCTGCGGCCAGCGTCGGCGTGATGCCGATGTGCTTGACGTACAGCCGCTCATCGACCCACGCCCAGGTGTTGTCGGCATCTGCCTCGGCAATGTGGTTGACATCCACCACGGCGCGCGCGAAGTTGAGTACGCGCTCGTCCAGGGAACTACTGGCCGCGTTGGTGTGGATGCGTCGGCCCAGGTCGTGGACGAAGGCGCGCACGTCATCCGCCAGGGCTGAGGCGATGTTCTTGAGGCCGGCTGGATCACAGTCGCCCAGGACAATCAGCAGCGTCGGCTGGTCGGCAAACAGGATGCGTTGCGCCGTGGCGTGGTTGGCCTTGATCGGGACAGAGCCTGAGCCTGAATAGACGCTGATGCCGTAGGCGTTGCACACGTTTGCCAGGCGCGTGACGTTGGCCTGCGTCTCGACCCACACCTCGACCCGGTACGGCTGACCGCGCTGGCGATTCACCTGCATGTGCGAGACGATGTTCTCCAGGCCGTCAGCGGTGGATGGCTCGTCGGACGCCGTGCGGCGGTCGTCTATCCAGTCGAACTGGATCAGGCCCGCGCGTCTGGCTTTGGTCAGCACGGCGGTGACCTGTCCATCCAGTGCGTCCTTGTTTGGGTACCAGGCACGCTGGCCGTCGTACGCGCGCGCTTTGCCGAAGGCGCGCTGGCGCGCGCGGACCTCGGTCAGTCGCTCGGGGTCGGCCAACCAGTACGGCAAGATCCGGTACATGAGGGTGCGCGGGCCGACCGGCAGGTATTCGGCGTACGCATCGATCTGCTCGCGCAAGTCGTAGTACAGGTCGTGCTCGATGGTGCCCGGCGTGGGCGTCCAGGGCGCGAAGCCCTTGTCGCGCGCCGAGGGTGCCTCCAGACGCAAGAGCGGCTCCCCTGGTAGCGCGTCGAAGCGCGCGCTGGCAAGCCGCAGCGGGGCGTGTCTGCGCGGCATCAGTCGCCTCCGTCCGCTGATGACGAAGGGGTGTTGAGCACCTCGTCTGCTGACAGCCGCGCTCGACCGGCGCGTTGCGCGCGTCCCCGTCGCTCGGCCGTTGCCCTGACCTTCTCGATCTCGCGCAGCGCCAGCGCGCCCTCGCAGAAGATACTGAATTGGCGAGGGTTTGGAGGATTGGCGTCGTAGCGCTGGAAGAACGCCTGGGCGAACGCTTCCGGCTCACCCTCTTTGAGACGCCGCGCAAGATTGCCCGGGATCTGTGAGGCCAGCAGGCCGATGGGATCATCGACTACGCCACGGACCTCGACCTCGACGCCATCCAGTGTCTCGGCCATCGCCTGACCGTCTGGTCCGACCCGAGGATGCGCGCGGCGACGTGGCTCGGTGCCGTGCGCGAGCAGGGCGTTGATGCCCTTCTCGAACGAGGGTGCCAGGTCCGGATGTTCGAGGGTGAACTCCGCGACCACCTGATCGTAGTCGCGATCTGAGTCGGCAAGCTCCGGATAGCGCTCGGCCAACTGCTGCATCTTGCGGGCGGTCACCAGCGGGATCTCGGGGAACGTTTCCTGCAGGAAGTTCTGCCAACCGCCGCGCTTGTTGCCGTGCATCTGGTGCAGGCGCGCGAGCTTGGCCCCGCACCGCGCCCAATGCACCACGGCCGAGCGATGAAAGATGTCGGCGTCCCGGTAGTCACGCCGGATCTGGTCGATCAGCGTGGCCTGGTCGATGGCCTGGTCAGCCGTGAACGTCTGAAGCGATAACCCGTTATCGCTTGACGGAACGATGCTTGTGGACACTCCTAGCCCTCCTGTGGCTCTCTATATCCATAGGATACAGGATGGCAGGCGAACGTGCAACAATACCTGCGAGGCTATGCGAAGATCAGTGGCCTGTGCTGGCTTGACGTAATCTTGCGCGCTTGTCCCGGACGTTCTTGCGCTGGCTCTGGCGGACCTTGGCGATGTGGATGCGCTTCTGGACGACCTCGCGCGCCATGTAGCACGCGCTGCAGATGACCGGCTCGATCCACTCGTTCTCGGTGCCCGGCTCGTGGACAACCTGCTGGTCGGCCTCGGCCAGCGGCAGGCGCTCGTACAGGATCGCCTCCCACTCCAGGCCGGCGTCGGACTGCATGCCCTCGAAGCTCTCCTCGATCCACTTGCTGGTGCCCTGGTGGTCGTGCAGCGACATGGGCAGCTTGCAGTACAGGCAGCGCAGGGTGAACGGCTGGTCCTGCTCGGCGCGCCAGCGTTCCATGTAGTCGCGCAGGCCCTGGTCAGCGCTCGACATTGGGTATCCACTCGCTCTCGTGGAGTTCGCCGTCTTCATCCACGTAGGCCATCTTGAGCACCACGCGCGACGGACAGTTCTTCAGGCAGTCTTCGGTGACCGGCTCCTCGACGTTGTGCTCGGTCTTGTAGTGGATGGCCCAGGCCACGTGGCCTGGGCTTGATTCGCGGCAGATCGGACAGATGTGCGGCGCTTTGGGCACGGGGCGAAAGCGCTTGGGGAGCTTGGATTTAGGCATCGGGGCCGTCCGGATTCCACTCGCCGCCCGGGTCGCCGTCCGTCTCGACCCACATGTTGAGCGCGCCCCAGGCGGTGATGATGCCCATGTTCATGATGGGATCCGGCGGATCGGTCGGGTCCAGGCCCTGCGCCTGGCAGATCGCACCGGCGATGACCGAAGCCAGGAAGCTGGAGAACTCACCAAACGTCCGATGCCGCAGCACTTCGGTGAACTGGTCGTACAGCGCGATCTGTTCTTCCTTGCTGACCGGCTGCTGGTCAGACGGCCACCTCATGCGCGACCCTCCTTGGCGCGCATGGCCGCGTCGTAGGCCGAGAACGTCGCGGCGTCCTGGGCCTCGTGAAGCTCCTGCAGTCTGGCGTGTTCGGCCGGTTCCAGGCCGTCTGTGCGCCACAACGGGTCGATCTTGTCCAGCATCCCCGCGAGTAGCTCGAAGCCCCTCTCGGTGACGCTCGGCGGACAGCCCGGGATGGCGTGCATGCGCAGCAGCGAGCGCGCCCGGTTGCGCAGCGAGATGTAGTGCTGGACGACATCCAGCGTCGGCTCGCGCAGCCGCGTGTTAATGCGCTGGTGGTACAGGCTCATCTTGCGTTCGAGCGCAACCTGCTCGGGCGTCGGCTCGGGGATGTACTCGTCAATGTCGTCGTCGTCGTCTTCGGGCGACAGGTCGTTGGTGGACAAGGCGTCCCTCCTGAGTTGGATGTGTGCCTATGATATACACTGGCACACACCATCACCAATTATTGCTTGATCCGGATGGAGGTGATGCGTCCGCCTGGGCGCAGTTGCTTGCCGGCCTGCAGCGCGCCGTCGATGTCGTTGGCCGAGACTAAAAACTTCTCGGTGACTTCCACGAGCCACGTCTCTTGCTCGGTGATCTCGATGAGTTGGATCTGGTTGACCAGCGGCGTGACCACTTCATCGAGGTCGAGTGTCTCGGGGGCCTCCACCGCGATGGCGTTGAGCTTGGCGAGCACCTCGGGGTTTTCTGCGAGGTAGTCGTCCCAGGTCACCTCTGAGCCGCGCCGCCACTTGATGCCCCACTTTTCGAGCGTTCGATACGGGTACGTCGGGTTGAGGCCCATCGCCTTGGCAAGCTCGTGCATCGAGCGGTCGGTGCCCACGTAGGCGTCGATGATGTCGCGCTCCTGCTGCAGGCTCAGGTTCTTGCGTGGGCGTCTGCCGCGCCGGGCGTTTTCAGTGGTTGCCACTGTGCCCTCCTTCCAAAGATGCCTTCACTTTATAACAAAAACTCGCACACGACCAGAATGGCCCAAAAGCGCAGTCTTGAGCGTGAATGCGCGGTTGCACTTCGCCCGGTTGGAGTACAATGGCTGATACGAAAACGCACGAGGAGCGGGGTGTTCGCCCATGAGTGAGAACCCGAGGCGCACCAGGCGTGCGCGACGAGTCTCGATTGAGAGCTTCGATGCGATGCGCGCTGGCAACACGGCCAGGGCCACGCTGCCCGAAGACGAGGTGCTGGTCGCGGAAGACCAGACGACGCTGCCGCTGGAGCCGCCGCCTAACGGGACCGCAGATGGGCATGGCAACGACCTCGAAGTGCCGTACGAGGCGATGTTCCAGTCCAAGGATTTCCTGCCCGCGCCCGGGCTACGGCGGGTGGCGCAGACGCTGATTCACAGGGATCAGTCGCTGCGGCACCTGATTGACGTGCGGGTCGAATTTTTGTGGAAGCGCAAGGGCGGCACGCGGCGTGGCGTACCCAACATCGGGGACTGTGTGATGCCGGCCGGTTTAGCTCGGCATGCGTGGAACGCGATGGCACGCGCCATGACCGGTAGCTCATCCGAAGCCGTGGTCTATGTTGTCTGGTTGGCCTCAGATCATCTGGAGACGTACACGCCGCTGCAAGTCGAGGCCAGCTTGTACCGGCAACTGTGTCGGACCGGGCTGCGGACCAGCGCGGCCAGACGCAACGCGCCGGACGGAAGCTCGGCGTTTTGCATCGTGGCCCCTGACTTTCAGGGCTTCACTCGTGAGATCATGCGCTTTGGACTGTGGAATGCATCCCTGGTCCAGGCAGCACCGGTGTTTTCTCAGGCCCAGTCTCAGGGCCAGACGGGTGACGACCCGTGGGGCGCAAGCCCGATGGAGACGACGCTCAATCATGAGCCGGTCGAAACGACCGGAGAGGAGCATTCAAATGGCCGATGAGCCAGAAGCCGAAGCGACTGCGACCGAGGAGCACATGACCGTCGAGCAGGCCGCGCAAGTCGGAGCCGAGAGCGCTGCCGCCAAAGACGACCCCGAGCAGGCCGAAGCGATTGCCGACCAGCGCGAGGAAGCCACCGGCTCGCGGGTGGAGATGACCGGCGGGTCGAACACGCCAAGCCCGGTCGAGGTCGAAGCCGCCGCCGCGCTGCGGGCACAGGAACTCGCGGAGATGGCCCGCGCGCAGCAGGAGCAGCAGAACCAGGCCGAAGCCGCCAAGGGTGAGAGCGCGGCCAGGAGCGCACCGGCGCAACCCGGTGGTGCACCGTCACCGCCACCCGCACCGGCTCCCGCGCCACCGCCACCGTCGTCAAGCAGCAGTTCGAGCGGGTCATCCACGACCCCCTAGAAATTCGCAGATCTAGCGGATTTGAGTTTGGAGTTGAACGTTTAGCATGCCATCTTCCCGAGCACTTGCCACCACAACCGACCCCATCGAACTTCTGGAGCAGGCCGAGGTGTTACGTCGGCGTGCCGAGCAGAGTTTCGGGGAGTACGCATTGGAAGCCGGCCGCTTGCTGATTGCAGCCAAGCGGCGGGTTGCCCACGGCAGTTGGGCCAGCCATCTGCAGACCCACACCGGATTTTCGCAGCGCACGGCCGAGAGCTACATGCGAGCGAGGCGAATCTACGAGGGGCTGCCGGCCAGCGAAAAGGCCGCTGTCTTGGAGCAGCCGTTCAGTAGATCTTTGCTGGTGCTGTCGCAAGCGCCCAGGCAGAGCAGCAGTGAAGACCGGGCGCTGGCCGAGCTACCGGACAAGCGTGAACGTCGCGAGTTGCCTCCGAGGGGCGTGCCCGAAAACGGCAGCACCCAGGCCGTCGAGAATTTTCTGAATGATCGCGGCCTGGACACGACCCAGTTGATCGAGGACTCGTACCACCCGGACGTGGAGACGCCCGAGTTCAAAGGTGAAGCCACTCCCCTCGATGACATTCTGGACGGGCCGCAGAAGACGTACGACGACGGGATCTCGCAGCAGGCCATCAACGAGGAGCAACTCCAAGAGTACGAGGAGATGTCCCAGGAGGTCGCCAGATTAGAGCGCGAGAACCGCGACTTGCAGAACCAGTTGGCCCAGGCGAAAAGCAACCCGCAGCAGATGCGTGGGTGGGATTTTGTGCAGAGCCTGTATCAGTACCTGCGGGCCGACGAGCCAGCGCGCACACCCGAGAGCCTCGCCAAACGCGCCGCCGGTATCCAGGGTGGCCGAGAGACGGTGGCGTATCTGGAGCAATTCTTCGGAGCCACGCGCAACCACCTCAGACTTGCGGAGGGTGAACCACTCCCCGCGTGACCAGACCACCGTGGGATGGTCGAGACACAAGCTGGATGCCCGGGGATCTCACCCGGGCACAGCAGCTTCATTTGTGGGAAGCCAGTGGCGAAGGCATCGACGCGGCGTTCTGGCAATTTCACCGGGCGAACCCCAGGATCTACGAACTGCTGTGTGGGTACGCCAGGCAAGCGCTCAGGGCCGGTCGAGGTCGCTTTGGGATCAGGATGATTTGGGAGCGGCTGCGGTGGTACGTGCTGGTCGAGACAGAAGACCCCACGGGCATCAAGCTGAACGACCATTTTCACTCACGCTACGCACGGCTGATGATGCTGCGCGAAGACGATCTGCAAGGACTCTTTGAGACGCGGCAACTCAAAACGAGCAGTAGCTTGCCGGCCGTGATGGGCAACGGCCACGTGATCGACGTAGACCCCAATCCGTTTTAGCTTTAGCCGCTGGACAAGACGCGGCGCATGACGCGCGACAGATCGGCCCACGCGCCCTTGTAGGCCGGCCAGGTATCGCGGTGAGCCGACGCCTTGTTGGGTCGTTCGGCCCACCACTTCAGATACGCCGCCTGGACGTGGTTGGGAGCCTGGGAAAAATCAGCCCGCACGTCGTCAGGCATACCGGACAGCGGATCTCTAAAACCCCTTCGGGAGGTTGTCACGGCGTGTGAGTGTATGCGAACTAACCCGAGGGTGGTGTGGGTTCGTTGGTGACGAAGATCTCGTGGCAGTACTGGCACCAGGCGACCTCGGGGCCGACTGTTGAAGAACTGAGGAAGATCTGAATCGGCATGCTGTGCAGCTTGTAGCCGTCGAGGTCGTAGTCGGTACAGGAGCGTGCCGGTGTCTGCTCGCCAGGATCGACGGCCACGGTAAAGGTGATGGTGGTGGTCTGGCCGTTCGAGGCTTGCCCGGTACCCGAGTCGCGGTTGACCGGCAGCGACCACGAGATCCCCGAAGCATCTTGTGTAGGTGTCGCGGTGAGCGTGTAGTCCGACCAGTTGCTGTTGTTGTTGGCCTGGACGACGTGGATGGTGTCCCCCGTCGCCATGACCGCAAACAGTTTGGAGGCCGGCTGTCCCTGCAGATCCGCCGAGGCAAGCTCCAAGATAGACGCCCCCGACCAGTTGCGGCTATCAGTTCGGAACTCCCCATTGTTGATCGCCTGGGATTCAGGTGAAGGATCACTGAGCGAAGTCGGGTTCGGATCAAGACTTTGAGAGTTCCACGTCCACTGCCCCGTGTACGTCTGCGTGGTGAACGCCGGCCCAATGCTCACGCGCTTACCCGCACGTACTTCACCCACGTCTGTGCATACACCTTCTCAAGGATCACAGCCTTACACCACTGCGCCAGCAGCGCCTCGTCAAACTCTACCCTGCGTACAAGCTCCCGAGCCTCGTCACCCTTGAAGTGCAAGGACACCACAATCCCCCGCTGATCCGGCGGCGCAAGGAACACCTCGGTCACCTCATCCCCTAGCTCAAAGTCGTCCGGCCCCAGGCCCCGATCTTTAGTGTGCTCGTCCATGCGCTCAGAGTAGCTCAGCGATAACCCATTATCAGTACGCACACCACCACACCCGGAAATTCCCCAAAAGGAAACCTCAAATTTTCCCAGGGCAGCTTTGGACACCGGTGCCCAACGGAAAAAGAAGACCTCAAAAAATCCCAGGGGATAGGGGTGTCCAAATTTACACACGCGAACTTTCTGCGCTTTTGTCTGAGCCTCAAAGTTCAAGACACCAGGCACTACTAAAGAAAGCCAGGGGTAAACCTTCTCAGGGGACGCCACCCCCGGGCAGTAGCCCCGGCAAAGAAGCCCAGTACCTGAGTCGAGAACTAGCCTATGTGGGGGAGTGCCTTGTAGGGAGGGCGGGGTAGGGGGGTATAGGCGGGTGTCCGGACAGGGAGGGTGGGTACCTCCCGGTGAGCAGGGGGATAGGGGGGTGCCTGCAGCAAGGCCCTCCACAGGCAGGGGTAACGTAACCGGCCCAGGACCACCCCTGCAGCACGCCCTGTATATGAGGGCTGCGCATGTGCTCGACTAAAAGGTCTTTGCTAGAGCCTGCTCATACACACACATATAGATGCATATGTACTCACATATCTTAGTATGTGTTGTTGTGCTGTGGGCTGGCTGGCCTGGGATGGGCAGATTCGTTTGCGTTGTGGGTACGTAGGGGTGGCTCACTAGGCCAGGGAGTTCCCTCGAAGGGATGGCGCATCGTTTGCACAAAGCAAAGCCGGGTCACACTCTACTGGTCACAAGTAACTCGGGGTTTTGGAAAGCGCGGGGATTATCGAGGGGAGGGGGTTCCCGTAGGGGTTCTAGGCAACAGGGGAGGGGAGGGGGGATCGAATTGGCTGAAGATGGAGGGGGTCCACCAGGCGTCCAGGGTGGTGGTGATGGTGGGAAGCTGCCAGATGAGCAGGGCGCAGAGGATGCACAGGAACAGGGCCAGCAGCCAACCTGAGGGTGGGTTGGGGTCACGCTGGACGGAGCGTCTGACGAACCCGTGGCGCTGGCCCTTCATTCATGCAGGCTAACGATCCGCTGCTGTCGGGCTGCTACCTGGGGGTCGATTGTCTTTGCGCGAAGATGTCAACTCCCCCTGAGATCAGGTGGCAAGGGGTGGCGTGTCACAACTGGTGTGCGAGTGTGTGGGTCAGGCGTACCACGTATTTCTCGTCCAGATAGAAAGCGCGGCGAGGAGCGACATTTGTGACAGGGGGGGGTAGGCGGGTCGTTTTGAGTGCCGGCTGAGGGGGTGGGTGTGTGAAACTCGCTCGTAATATGAGCGAGCGACCGAGTAAACCCGCCAAGGAGTGGACGGGTGCGGAGTTGGCCTGGTGGGAGACGCGGGCGACGTACGCGCTGTGTGGTGATGCGGAGGCGACCAGGGAGTGTCTTGAGGGGGTAGTACAGATGCTGGACGAGATCCGGCGGCTGCGCCGAATTGTCCGCCGCCGGGCGCACGCGGTGGTCGAAGCCCGAGCGGGATGAGGCGTGGACGACAGTGGGCAAAACTCGGTTGAGTACGGGCTGTTGATTGCGGGGATTGTGGTGCTGGTGCTGCTCGGGGTGGCGCTGTGGGGTGGGGTGCTGCACGACTGGTTCGCGGGCCTGGCGGCGAGCATCGTCAACCAGGGGCTGGCGGGCCGGTAACGTAACCAGGGTTTCGTCCGGACGAAACGAGGTGTATCGTTCCGGACGATATGCCACGACCACGACAGTACACGACAGATGCTGAGCGCAAGGCCGCGTGGCGAGCGCGGGAGCAGGCGAAGTTCGACGCGGCTCAGGATGCGGGCCTGCTGCGCGAGCGGCTGGCGGTGGCCGAGGGCCGACTCGCCAGGGCCGCTGAGCTATTCAGGGAGATCTCGGACGACGTGAACGCGGCGCTGCGGGGGCGGCACGAGTGCCCGGCAACCCAGGCGCTGCTGAAGATCGCGATGCGCGGGGCACGCCGGTGAACTTCGTTTGCCAGGGCTGTCACAAGCTGACCCTTGCTTCGCCCGAAGACGACGCGGAAGCTGAAGCCGAGTGGCGCTCGGTGCCCGGCTGGGAAAACGTGCCCTCCGACCAGCGCGCCCTGGTGTGCGACCAGTGCTGGCGCAAGATCGGCGCGTGGGCCAGGATTCACAAGCTGGCGTGGCCCGCATAGCCTGCAGACATGAGCAACCCGAAGACGTATCCCATCAAGAGCAAGCCGCAGCTTCGTCGCGGGCCTTCGCGGGAGCAGGCGCTGCAGGGCGAGATCTCGGATCTGAGGACGCGGGTGAAGCTCCTCGAAGGCCGACTGCGCGAGCGCGACGAACTGCTCCAGGCCATCTCGTACGACGCCAATGTCGCTCTGTCTCAAACCGGCCACGAGTGCCCCGCCAGTCTGTGTCTGCTGAACTGGTCGCGCGAGCGCTCGTGAGCAGCAAGCGCCACATCAGATCCCGCCAGTGCGGTTCCAAGCGCCAGTTCGCGGGCCTGTCCGAAGCTCGACGGATGGTCGCCTTTCAACGGCTGAGGTCGGGCGAGCGCTGGAGCGCCTATCGCTGCCGCTGGTGCGGCTTTTGCCACATCGGACATGCGCGCGCGTGAGCGAGCCGATAACCGGTTATCAGTCCAGCTACTCCCAGGAGCGCCTGGAGGAGATCGCTCAGTGGGTCCGACAGACGTGCCTGCTGTTTGGCTCGCAGACCTCGACGGCGTACATCGTCGCGGGCTACTTCGTCAGGGGTCTGGAACGCGGCCAACCCTGGTCAAACACTCCCGCAGTCGAGCGTCCCAAACGCGGTCGCCCGCTCAAGCAGACTGAGGACAAAGGCTCCTGAGCCGGGACCGCACCCGGGATGAGGTGACGCCGGTCCCGCCCAGGACGAGCACGCGCGGCAGAACCAGCCCCGGTCCCCACCTCGCGCGCCTCGCACATCATTGCACACCCTGTGCCATGCGCGCACATGTGCATATGTGTAGATTTCTGCGGGGCTACTTACGGATGATCCAGCAGCCAATCCTGATACGCGGGGTCGGCGGTGATGTCGCACACGCCCGTCTGCGGGTCCATGTCGCACGGCACGTCCGAAAGCGCGATCCAGGCGTCTAGCGGACAGTCATTCACCCCGGCCAGATTGGGGGCCGAACTGTGGTACCAGACCATCACCCCGGGATCGAGCACACAGTCGCCCGAGTGCACCAGCCATCTGCCAGAGGGCAACGCCAGTTCGACCCACCCCGGCGCGGCGTTGGGATCCGGCGCGTGCAGCGTGTAGCCGTTCGAGGCCGGCTGCTCTGACTGTTCAAACGGGCACGCGGTCGCCAGCACCGGCGAGGGCGTGACGTTGTTGGGCACGTTCGGACACGCCGCGACGGGCCTGGAAGCGCACGCCGCCAGCACCAGCACGAGCGCCAGAAGAAGCCTCAAGAGCGCCGCGTGGTGACTTCGATCTGGCTCTGATCGCGCGTCGCGCGCTCGGGGGCGAAGCCACCCCAGGTCGTACGCTGCGGCGCGACGGCGACAGACGCCGGCCAGCCGTTGCTTTCGGTCTTGTGGCTGTGCGAGGCAGTCGGCTTGGGCGCTTTGCCCGGCACGTCGTAGCCGCCGGCAATCGTGGTGTGCGCGTGCGCCGCCTTGTCGTGCGCGGCAGCAGCGGCGTCTTCCTTGGCCTTCTGCGCCGCAACCTTCGCGGCCTGGTGCGCGGCGGCGGCATCCGCGTGGGCCTTGGCACTCGCAGCGGCAGATGCGCCCGTGCCCTTGCCGCCTTTGCCGCCCTTGCCGCCGCCTTTGCCCTTGCCGTGCGCGGCGGCAGACAGTTGGTGGGCCTGCTGCGCGCGCTGGTGGTACTCGGCCATGAACTTGTCGTGCTCGGACTGCGAGGCCCCGTCACTCGCGTCCTTGCCCGCGTCGGCGTGCGCGTCGGCCGCACTTTCGTGCGAGCTTGCGGCCTTGTCGTCGTCGCCCGAGGCACTGTCCTTGGCAGCTTTGTCGGTCGCTTCGGATGCCTTGGCGTCCTTGTCATCGCCGTCCGAATCGTCGCCACCACCGTCACCACTCGATCCGTCAGAAGATGCAAACTGCCCGCCGCCGCTCGATCCGGCGGGGACGCGATTCTGGTCGGCCATGCCCGCTACTCTACGCCCCACATAGCCGAAAGCCCGTAGTGGCGAGCTACGGGCCTCGGGTATGTGGGGGACAGTGGGTGCGAGTGGGGAAGCTACATCAGACGATCCTCAGTCGAGCGGTCGCTACGCGCCGACTACTTGGCTTCCGACTTCGACGCGGGCTTTTCGGCGGCGTGCTCCTGGCACACCCAACCGCCAGCCCGATACATCCACCGCCACGCGCCCTTCGGACACTGGGGCTTGTGACACTTCTGCATGGATCTTCTCCGCGAGGCCAGTGTGGTGGGCGGGCCTCTCAATCTCGGCCCGGGAGCGGGGGCCTCACCCCGTCCACCCACAGTATACCCGAAAACGCACGCGCGTGCGCATATAAACGCACATGATAAGCTGGCCGGCGTGAACGAGACGCCTGCCACCGAGATCGGCACCGAGAGCGCGCTTGAGCCGACGCCCGACGAGATCCTGCACTACTACGCCACGTACGTCAGCGTGCCCGCCAGGGCTGACTGTCCGCACGGCAACGGCCCGACGATCCGCGACAGCACCGGCCACGGCGTGCGCATCGCCTGCCCCCAGGGTCGCGACTGCTGGTTCGTGTTCTGGCGCTTTGAAGCGCCGTGAGCCTGTGGAAGATCCCGTGCCGCGCGTGCGAAGGCGTCTTCGCGCTGTATGAGGGTGACGCGCCGCCGAAGCCGACCGACGTGATCGGCTACGCCACGTTGCGCACGCCCGCCGGTCAGCGCATTGCCAGGACCGACATCATCATGTGCGGCTCGTGCCACGTTGTCGGCCACGAGTACCTCGGCCTGCCGCCCGAGACGTGGACGCTCTATGCTGCCTGAGGCGGAAGCGAGTACCCGTTGGCTCGCCGGCCAGGGTGCCCCGGCTACCACGCAACGGGAGTCGGGGCGCTTTTGCGGGCCTAGCCGAACTCGGTCAGCAGTTGCTGCAGCAACTGCAGCATCGCGCGCAGTTCGTCTTTGATCTCCTTGTGGCGCTCGGTGGTCGTGCTCGGATCGTGTAGCTCGACTCCCAACTCATCGACGTAAGCGCGCATGCGTTCGAGCGTGTTGGTCAGATCGTCGCTCATACGACCAGCCTATGACTGGCCCGCGTAACGCTTCAGTCAAAGTCGGAACCGATCAGGTCACGCTTTGCGCCAGGCACTCCGAAGCTCCCACCGCTGGCACTCGGGACACTGCTGCACCGAGATCGGCACGCCCGTCCTGCGCTCGACGTTGGCCGCGACCTCCCAGGCGCTCTGCTCGTCGGCCCAGGTGATGGCCGGGCTGTGGTCGCACTTCACGCGGCCTCGGTGTGTGTGTCGCAGTCACACTGGCCGCAGATGTGGCACGTAATGCGCCCGGGCGACTCGTAGCAGTTGCAGGGGTGCGTCTTGCCGCCGTGACAGTGACAGCGGTGCGGCTCACCCTCGGCCGTACAGATCGTGCCGTGGGCCACGCGCATCGTGGCCGGGTACAGCGGCTCGCCCCAACCCTTTTCGCTCTCGGTGTAGGTCGCGCCGC